CTTCGGGACTTAAATCAGTATTATCAAGAAACTTAGTAAGTGCTTTCACAGTTCTAAGTAATGCAATTCCACCACCTTCAACAACTCCTTCTTGAATTGCTGCACGAGTAGCTTGAAGTGCATCATCAACTCTATCTTTCTTTTCTTTCATCTCAACTTCAGAACCTGCTCCGATATAAAGAACTGCAACACCACCAGCTAACTTAGCTAATCTCTCTTGCATCTTTTCTTTTTCGTAATCTGATGTTGAATCATCCATCTGAGTTTTGATTTGAGTAATTCTCTCAGCAATATCTTCAGCGGAACCAGCTCCATTAATAATTGTAGTATTATCTTTACCTACAATAACCTTTTCAGCTATACCCAACATATCCATAGTTACATCTTCCAATTTCATTCCAATCTCAGAAGTTATAAATGTACCACCAGTTACAGTAGCGATATCTTGCATTATTTGTTTCTTTCTATCTCCGAATGCTGGTGCTTTAACTGCACATACATTAAGAGCTCCTCTAAGTTTGTTAACTACCAATGTACCTAACACTTCTCCCTCTACATCATCAGCTATGATTAGTAATGGTTTAGATGATTGTGCACATCCTTCTAAGATAGATAACATATCATTCATATTAGAAATTCTGCCATCATATGTAAGGATGTATGGGTTTTCTAATTCAGCCAACATCTTTTCTTGGTTGGTTGTAAAGTGAGTTGAAAGGAAACCCTTATCAAACTGCATACCATCTACAACTTCCATAGAAGTTTCAATACCCTTAGCTTCTTCAACAGTAATTACGCCATCTTTACCAACTCTATCAAATGCTTCAGCTATAAGTTTACCAATGTTAGTATCACTATTTGCTGAGATAGTTGCAATTTGTTCTATTTTATCACCAACGTTCACCGATTGTTTAGATAGTTCATCTACTACAACCTCAACAGCCTTGTCCATACCTCTTTTAAGGTAGATTGGATTAACTCCCTCATTTACATACTTAAACCCCTCAGCAGCAATGCTTTGAGCTAGTACAGTAGCAGTGGTTGTACCATCACCAGCTGCATCAGCAGTTCGTTGTGATACTTCCTTCACTAATTGTGCACCCATATTCTCAAAGGTATCCTTTAAGTGGATTTCCTTTGCTACCGATACACCATCCTTTGTAATGTGTGGTGAACCTGGTCCCTTTTGTAATAATACATTTCTACCTGCGGGTCCAAGGGTTACACGAACTGCATTAGCTAATGTATCCAAGCCTGTCTTTAAAGCTTCTCTAGCTTCTGAATTAAATTTAATTTGTTTATTTGCCATAACTTATAATATCATTAAAATTTCTGATTCTCTTACCAAATGATATTCATCACCTTGTAATTTTAGTTTTTGTCCACTACCATTATTGATAAGAACACTATCTCCTACTTTGATTGAAAGTTCAACCACCTCACCAGTTCCACCAATATACCCATCACTCACCTCAACTACCTTTGCAGTTTGAACTGTTGCTGTTGTTTGGTTTAGAATAATTCCACCAGTTGATTTTTTCTCCGTAACACTTTCCAGTTTCAAAAGAACCCTATCTGCTAGGGGTTTACCTAAATTTGCCATATACTTATTTTTGTTTATAATCGTTTATTAAATCTCTGAAGATAGCACATAATTCATACTCTTCAATTTGTTCATTGTATTCTAATAAAGTTTGAACCCAATCCATTCCGAATCCCTCAACTAATTCAATTGGGTCTACACCAAATGTATGATATGTTTTCACAAACTGTTGAGTCATTATATGTAAATTCTCATCAGATGGTTCCGTTCCAAACATTTGAATGAATTCATCAATAGATACTTTCTTACCTTCCATAATTAGTTTTTTATTTTAGAGTTATACAAATATACAAAAAATATTCTAATTATCCAAACTTTGTTGTAGTTTTAATATCTTAGCACATTTATCATATTCCTCATATCCCTCAAATGCTTCTAACAATTTTTGAATAGCCATATCCATATCCTTTCTCACTATCGTAAAGTCTGTTACAATATCCGTACCATCCATGTCTTTGTCACTAAATGAGTATATTCTCATAGCTGGGAATGACGAAATGTCCGATTTTACGAAATCAAATATAGTATCATACAATGCTAAATTAATGGTGTAGTGGTTTTCTATACTCCACGTTACCATAGATTCATCTTCAATTATTATCTTCTTAGTTTTCAATCTTTATCTATTTGTGGAAATAAAACCTTCTCCATAAAGTACCTAGCCTTTTCCTCACCAATGTTTGCTTTTAATGCTCCATATGTTCTTGGGTTTGATGCTTGGTGTTTACAATATGTGTTTTGCTTATCTATAATTTGTTCAATTTCACTAACATCATCAGTTAAATCTACTTCACTATTCAAAGTTTCTATGTATTTTTCAAATGCTGTAAATCCAACTTCAAATACTTTCTCATATTCATCTTCAGTAGGTCTTACTGCTATGAAATCCTTTGAAAATACAGTTGCCCATACTGGTAACTTTCTATCTTTATTCCATTGGGTATCGTGCCACTTCTCCTCATACATAATTGGTGAAACATCAATAAACACACCACTAATTTTAGATGTTTGCTTTTCATCATTCTGATAACCAACTACATCAAATCCAAAGATAGGTGCTTTTGAGTTCTTACGAGGGAAGCAAGTTATATGTACAACTTGCAATCCCATATGAGAATAACGTTCAACGTGTGCTAATCTGAATAGAGGTGATTCGTATCTATAATTTTCCCAACCATAATCATCAGTATAAAGTTCAGAAACCCCAGCTTGCGCTTCAATGATTTCCTTAAACTTATCACTATGATATTTGATTCGTTCAACTATATTATACATTATCCAATTCCTTAAAGATTTCAATCATAAAATCAAATCCTTTGTTAACTTCATCAGCCCACTCATCCTTTTGGATTTCTCTAACTGAACCAGCAGCACCTTTCATATCTTCGAAATCATACATATGACCAGGTCCAGGTGTTTGAGCTTTCATCATCTGTCCACCAAACATAATAGCAAGGTAGTTAAGATAGACATGAGCCATAGCATCATCTTGTGATATCGTTTCTAAATACTCAACGTATTTACGAGTAGCTTTATCTGGAAACATCTCCAATTGATTTGAGCCCAATGCTACCAAATCTCTTTGTACTGCATTAACTCTACTTAACTTTTCGGATGGTAACTTAAAGTTACGTTCCAATGTGGTAAAGATTGCCAATTGAGATTTTAAATATATACAATATTCATCATCTGTTAGTTTTCCGGTATACATTCTACCATTGAATGGCATCCTTTCAGCCAATTTGTGCTTTTCAGCAGTTGCTTCTTTTAAAGGTAACATATTATTTCTTCTCAGTTAAAATGGTTAATACTAAATATGCAACGATTGAACCTGGTCCTAATAATAAGAAGAATGCTCTCCATATAATCGGGTCTACTTTTGTGTGGTATCCTAACCCACCACAAACACCTGTTAGGTATTTGTTTTTCGTACTTCTATAAAATTTTCTCATAATTGTTTTTTAATTTGTTATTGTTTTTTTTAATTCCTTATATTTTTCTTTCCAATCATAGACATCATCTCTGAGTTCTAATATCTCTAACATAAGTTTTTCGTTATCAACTTTCAATTTTCTCTTTTCTTTTTCAAGTTGTTCTATTTTAATTTCGTATAATCTTGTGTGGTCCATATCTTAATTACTTAATGGTGCTTTTATAGTTGGGTGATATTGGTAATATGCAAGTTCATAATCAAACTCACCATTTAATATATCACTCATATGTATTTCAATTGTTGGTAATTGATAAGGTTCTCTATTTATTTGCTCTTTTGCTTGTTGAATATGATTAAGATATAAATGAGTATCTCCCAAATTACCAATAAGTTCATCAGGTATCATCCCAACCTCTTCTGCGAGTAGGGTGAGTAACATACCATATGATGCAATGTTAAATGGTAACCCTAAGAATGTATCAACACTTCTTTGATTCCACATTAAGGATATAGACCTCTTAGGTGTTTTCGTATAATAATCATCATCAAAATTAGGTATGTTAGATTCATTGTATTCCATACCTGTCTCATAATTATTTTTCCACCAATAATCATACCTCTCTTTATCACTTAACTCCCTAGTGTAAACTTGGAATCCATAATGACAAGGAGGAAGGGTCATTTTGTCTAACTCTCCAACATTCCATGCCGAAACCATTAGCCTTCGAGAATTTGGATTTGTTTTTAGTTGTTCTAAAAGGTTTTTGATTTGGTCAATTGGTGTATGTTCATTCCGTTCGAATTCATCAAATCCAGTTTCCCAGTTACGCCACTGCTTACCATAAATTGGACCTAACTCACCCCACTTCTCTGCAAACTCATCATTGGTTTTAATTAAAGTGATAAATTGTTCTTGAGATAACATTTCAGTTTCAGGGAATGCTTGATGGTATTTTTTATAAGCATCACCATTCCAAATGTTACAACCATTATCAACTAAATATTTGATATTAGTATCTCCCTTTAAGAACCATTTTAATTCAGTCATCATAGTCTTAACAGGTATTCGTTTGGTAGTTAGTAAAGGGAACCCATCACTCATATCGTGTCTGATTTGGGTACCAAATACAGATATAGTACCTGTACCAGTTCTATCTTTCTTTTCCACTCCGTTACCTAAAATATATTCAAGTAACATTTGGTATTCTTTATCTAATTTATTCATAAATCCCACTTTGATTTTCTTCTGTTCTTATTCTTTTCCTTAATCCATTCACTTATAATAAATAACACAAGCTTCAGTATCTTCATTTATAATTTTAAATGTATGTTTGTCCAACCTTCAATTACATCACCTTTCCATTGAAATGGTTTCCAATCAACACTATCTAACTCAATCTTATCAGAAATGGTAGCTGAATTTACCCCAGCATCATCACCAGTGAGTGTTCCAGAAGCTATCTCATTAACATCCCAACCACGTTGGTTATATACCAACGTATTTTGAAAATCATTCATTAACTTTGATACCAATTCCTTTTTCATATTTCCCATCTTTTGAATAAAATATGATACTGGTGTACAATATAGATTAACATCACTCATATGGATATTAACATCAGCGGCAAATCTAACACATTTATTATTATCTAACAACTTTTGTGCACCTGATTTGGTTATTACATACGAATGCCCTGCATATCCATTTGGGTATTTAACCATCTTCTTTAATATCAATGAATCACTTTCCTCATATTCCATATGAGTAGTTTGACCACCCATAACAATTACTTCCCAATCTATACTACCAACCTCATCAACTAATTTGGTATATCCCGTTGAGTTTGGTAATAACATTCTAAGTAATGTATGTGTTAATGATGCATCATCTTCTAATATCAAAGCATTTTCCGATTTAGTATTTAAAAACATTTCATAAGCCAATTGATGTGAAAATGCACAACCATATATAGATTTTGTCAGTAATCCATATGGGTCTAAGAAGGTATCATTAATAATACCATCTTTAATACATTGATTAACATCCAATTGACTACCATCTACACCATCAATAAATTGTACTTTTCGGGTATCAAACCCACCAGAATCCAAATCTCTTATAATGGTGTTTCTTCTTGTTTGATGTGAATCAAGTGATATTATGTAAATTTTATCTATCCAATTCATTCTATCTTAAATCTCGTTTAATATCGTTCTTTACTACTTGTAAATACTTTGCTCTCTTTTCTTTTGTAACAAATGGAACAGACCAAAATTGTTTTGTTTTAAACCACCTATTTAGATTCCAACCAAATACAAATGTATAAACTCCCATTACCAATCTTAACTTAACTGAATTAAGATACAACGTAACAACAGGTAACATTGGTGCTCCGTGTGTAATATATGTTCTAACCTTCTTATCACTTAATTTTGGTTTAGGATAAGCATACTTACCTATCATTGGTACAAAGTTATATGCAAATCCCGGTGTTAGTACTTCATCAAAGAATGTTTCCATCTTTGGTGTCATTCTAAACCACCAAACTGGTGATACAAAATAAATGTGTGTTGACCAAGTAATTAATTTCTTATACTCCTTAATCAATTCAGTTCTATTACGATGAAGCTTATCATCATACACATCAATAATCTCAAACACCTCATTGTGCTTTTCCATTTGTCTTATAATAGTTTTGAATATTCCATTATAACAAAATGATTTCTTATCAGGATGCCCTATTACTACTAAATGTTTAAAATTCTTTTTCACTACTTTAATTTATATTTTTTTTTATATCTTTCTACGAATGATTCACCAACTCCAATATCTAATATCTCATAGTTATGTGGTATTGGTGGCTTACGTTTCTTAGCATCGATTATATCATCTAATCGAGTGGTTTTGAATATTTCCATATAAACCTTACCACTACCATTCTTTCTCTTTTTATATATCACTACCACAGTAGGTAATTGATTTAGATTTCCCATATGATTAATCCCACCACTTTTGTTGGTTACGTTCTATTAATTTATGTAATGTTTTTCTAGCTCTTTCGTGATTAAGATGTGCAATATTCATTGCTATAATCCTTTTTATTTTAAAATCAGTATCACCTTCTTTTGATGAAAATGGACCTAAACCTAAATCAACAACTTTGCTGTATATCAATGGATACTTAGAAAAATACTCATCATATCTTTCTGATATGTAATCCGTTTCAATAGTAGAGCAACCATCACAATCACCAGCTTCTTTAATTACTACGGGAACAAAGTTATATTTAACATCTTCATAATCAAAATATTCCATTGCATATTCTTCATCACCTACAAGTTTCATTAACTTTAATGTGGTTCTGATTCTTTTAGCATTATCCTTAGCGCACATTGTATGTGCTCTATCTGATTCTAAGAAATTAGCAATCCTACCTAATTGATGTCCATATAATTCAGTAGCATATTTATAATCAAAATCAAATCCCTTCCAAATGATTGGTAAGTAATCCAATACTCTTTGTATTTGTTGATATTTACGTTTGAACCAATACACTAAGCAAATATGTTTTTTATTACCGCATACAGTACTGTACCAATTAATATAATCAACATACCTAGCATTGCTAGAAGCATAACTTTATAATTAGCTTCAGTTTTTTGAGGACTTCTACCTTGATTACTTCTATATTGTCTTTCTGGGATATCATTCCACTCTTTAGTTCTACCTTCAAACAATTCAGGTGCTTTACTTTTTTTTAGAACAATTTGTTCTAATTGTTTTTTTGTTTTTCCCATTATCTTATGATTTTAAATGATTCAACTTTATCACAATTGGTACAAACTATGGTATCTATCCTACCTCTTACACAACTATCCTGCTCCCAAAGTTCTACTAACTTAGGTTTAGAACAATTACATTCATTCTTTTGTACACAACTTCTACTGTTCCAAACTCTAAGGTTTGGTTCCGATATCCACTCTTCTCTTAGTTTACTTTCCATATCCTACGAATCCGATTTTAGGTGTTACTATTAGGTTTCTCTTAACTAACCACTCAATATCTTCAGCTAACTGATAGTTTTGTAAATCATCAATACTCTCTTTGATAAGTGGGTACATAGATTCTACATCATATCCATCACCATAATTATAACTAATTACCTTAGAGAACTCATTTAGTTCACCTTTACTACAATTGCCATTATCGTAAATTTCTTCTAAAGTGTTTTCTAATTCAATTTTAAGAAGTTCACCAACTTTATCGTTGTGGTCATACATCTCATTGTTCCAAGGTCTTGTGATTTCAATTCCGTACTTAGTTCCGATTGTTTTCATATTATTTAGTTTTAAAGGGTTAACGTTGTTCACCAATCTCTCAATCTTAACAACACTCTAATATAAGAATAATAAATGACATACACAAGCTTTTTCTTACTTATTTTCAATAAAGAAAACCCCAACTCTTTCAAATTGGGGTTTCTTATTATATAGGATTTAGTTCTTTAATCCTTTCAGAACACTTACACCAGCTCCAAATACGTTATTACTTCCGTACTTAGATTTACCTTGCAAAGCCCATTGTCTATTTGTTTCAGCTTCATATAGTTTTAATACCGCTGGTTGTGACATCAATTTCTTAGTTTTAACATCAAACTCAGCTGCTTCAAACAATCCTTTTGATTTAGCAACTGCTGCTTTTGCTAATGCGGTTTGTTCAGCTTCCTTCTTTTTAGCTAATTCGTTTCTACCTAACTGAACTGCCGTTTCAGTTGCTAAATTTGCAACTGCTTCTGGGATATCAACATCAGTCATTTGTAATCTCTTAAACTCAATATAAAACTCAGGTAATTCCTCAGCTATAATTTGTGCTAACTTTGCTTCAGCTTCAGTTCTTTTAGATATGTTTAATTCAATAGCTGAATACTGAGGTACTACTTCCTTACCTGCTGATTTTAAAGTTTTTAATATCTTAATTTCAACATCTGTAATTTTAGTATGTAATAGATTAACCTTTAGTGGATTTAAACTATAATCTAAGGATAATTCAACTTTCGTTACCATATTATTCTTATCATTAAATTCAAATCTTTGAACTGTCGTTTTCTCTCTAACATCATATTCAATCATGTCATCGAAAAGATACATAATACCATTGTGCATTCCTTCACCATATATTTTACTCATATCAGTTTCTCCACCCCATGATACTCTCACACCTTTATGACCACTATCTACTGTTTCACATGATGTCAATCCAAATAACCCTACTAATAATACTAATATAACTTTTTTCATTTTTTAATTGTTTTAATTGTTAATTTCTATTGTTTTTGTTTTTGTTTATGTTTCTTTGTCTAATTTTTAATATAATAAAGATTATTAATCCCATTGGTAGTAGTAATCCCCATATCAATGATATCAATAGTGGTGCTAACAGTAACACCTTACTTGCAAGTAAAATACATGATAGTAATTCACCTCCATCATGTCTTTCACCATCCCACCAAAGATATAAATCTTCTAAAGCGTTATCGTTAAACCATCTGTTTTTGAGAGTTAGTATTAAAAATATAATTGTGGATGTATATCCTAAAATTAATCCTATATCAAAATAATCCATATCTATTATTTATCTTTGTTTCTTAACCATTGATAACTCATCCAAGCTCCCCATAGGATGCCAGAGATTACTATTAACATTATAATACCTTTCATACTTTAATTGTGTTTAATTATTTAATTTGGGTTAGGGTGTTTTTCAACCCATATGTAAATATACGAAATTTAATTGGAACTACCAAATCTTTCTAGTAGAAATTTACGAATAGTTTTATTAGTTAATCTAATAGTTTCATAATGGTATTCTAATTTACTGATATCAATGGTGTATCTACCATCATGTCCTAATCTATCAGCAACAAATTCGAAATTAACTTTCTTATCCATTATCAATCCAACTTCCTCAATGATTTGTTTGTTAGTCCAGCTATCCCCACTACCGATATTCCATATTCCGATATCCGATATCATCAAATCATAGACCATTCTTACATTATCCTCAACCCAAATCCACTCTCTTCGATTACTACCATCACCATATAATGGAATTGGTTTATCATTTTGAATAGAACGAGCTATCGTTGGTAAGAACTTTTCCCAATGTTGATGTTCTCCAAAGTTGTTACACGTTCTCGTAATTAAGTAAGGTAATCCATATGTTCTACCAGCCGATTCAACCAAATGGTCAGCAGCTGCTTTGGTAGATGAATAATATGATGATGGTTTAAGTGATGTATTCTCATTAGCAGATGGTAGTTCCCTACTATCCATATCACCATAAACTTCATCAGTTGATATTTGTACAAACTTCTTTAAGTTAGGAATCTTTCTAGCAACTTCTAACATATTAAAAGTACCTTCAACATTGGTTTTTACAAAAGGTAACCCATTTGAGATAGAGTTATCTACATGCGATTCAGCTGCAAAGTTTACAATGTAATCTGCATATCCAATATCATTTAATTCAATATCACAAATATCTTTTTCTATGAGTTGGATGTCTGCTGGAATTCTGAATACATCACCAGCGTAAGTTAGTTTATCTATAACAACTATCTCACATTCAACATTCTTTCGTAGGTAGTTTACAAAGGAAGAACCTATGAATCCACACCCACCTGTAACAATTACTCTCATTTATTTATACTATTAATTTTATAATTTCATCTACTGTATGCTCACCTACAATTACGGAATGAAATGGGATATTGTTATCTATTAAACTATGTTCTATAACTCTATCCAATTCCTTTGATTCTTCTAAGTTTTGATATCGTTCCATATCGTTATGAACACCATCAGCTCTTTGTAAAACAATGTTGATGTTATCATATTGATTGAATACATCTAATACCATTTTATCAAATGATTCTCCATATAAACTTGATGGGTAATCAATACCTTTATAGTAATTACGATAAGTTAAAGAGAGTAGGATAGGTGAATCCAATACTATGTAATCCACCTTACCATAACTCTTTACTATTCCTCTATGTTGATTTGCAAGAACATAGAGTTGGTCTTGTATAGCTGAATGGTTCTCATCCCATGCCAATAACTTTGGAAACTCATAGGGTTGGTCACAACTAATGTGATTCTTTTTGAGTTGGTAAGTCACACCAGCAGCAATAGTTGATTTACCAATTCCAGGTCCTCCGAATATATTTACAATCTTACTCATTAAAGTGATAGGATATATTCTTTTAATCTATCAGTTGGTGCCCAATCCAATCTCTCTAAAGTATCATCGTTTTCTCTAAGAGTTTGTCGATAGTTTCCAGCAACATCTGGAAGATGTACTTTCTCTATGTGTTCAAACCTTTCTTTGAAGAAACCATATACTTCATTGATTGAATAATTCATACCAGTTCCCAATTCCCAAGCATCTTCATGCTTTTTATCACTTGTACCAATCTTATATAATGCATCACATATATCATCTACATAAGTAAAATCTCTACGTTGCTCACCATCTGATATAATTGTGATATCCTTACCTTCTTCGATTTGTTTTCTCCAAATACCAATAACAGCTGCCCATTCTCCATCAACCAATTCATTTGGTCCATATACATTATAGAAACGTGCAATCTCAAAGTTACATCCATAAGCAGTTCGGTACATCTTTAAGATATCCTCACCTAACTTCTTACAAGTTGCGTATGGTGATGTTTCTGGATTACACCAACGAGATGATGAACCAGCATATACAACCTTTACATCATTCTGTCTAGCCCATTCAGCTACAATTTGAACACCAAACGTGTCTACTCTAAATGTTTCCATTGGGTCATCGAATGATGGTTGGATTCTAGCTAATGCAGCAAGATGGTAAACCAAATCAAAGTTATCACCTTTCCAATATAAGAGATTTTCAATATCCCCATATACATAATTACATCCTTCAACTTCATATTCTTTCAAACCAGTTGATAAATCATCCAATGAAACAACATTATGCCCCTCTGATAGTAATTTCTTAATTAGATTCGAACCGATGAAGCCGTTCCCGCCTGTTACTAATATCTTCATTGTTTATTATAGTTTATAAGTTAACTTTCCAAATACAGTTCTTCCGTTTTGAAACTTCAAGAACTCACTATTTGTAAAGTTTAATATATTATTAGAACCTACACCAATTGTGTATTTTCCAAATTGCTTTGTAATAATTCCGTTTAATAATGTATGTTGAGGTATAAACTCATTCACATCCTGCGTTCCACTACCATCTACATCTCTAAAGAAGTATTCTGATTTGTGTGTACCATTCAATACGAATGAATATTTCTTAGATGTTGTATAAGATGCTGATAAGTTAGTTAAGTGCTTTGGTCTTTCTCCTAAGAAGAATTCAGTTCCATCACCCTTAATAGCTTCAGTTTCTAAGTATTGGTATGAACCATCTAATCTTAGTCCACCTTTCTGATACAATCCTTCAAATTCAATTCCTCTAAATGTTGCATCATTGATATTTGTGTATCCAAATAATATGGTTTGATTGATAAACTGTCCTACAAATACTGATTCAATCAAATCAGTTGTGTTAGTTTGGAATACATTAACCCCTACTTTACTTCTATTGTTTATTTTATAAGATACTCCGAAATCATAAGATACAGAAGTTTCTGATTTTAATGAATTAATATCGTTGATATCATATGCTAAGAAAGCTATTTGATTGTTTGATTGGTAGAAATTAATCTCATCTTCTATAAGTTCCGAACCTAATACATAGAATCCTTGTGTGAATCCTCCTAAAGAAAGATACATTGTTCTAAAATCAGGAACTCTGAATCCACTACCAACTGATGTATTGAATGAGAATTTACCTACATCGTATTTAGCAGATATCTTTGGCGAGAAGTTCGAACCGAATTCAGAATAACTATCGAATCTACCACCAGCTATAATATTTAGTTTACCTAAGTTAAGATAGTGTTGTAGATATCCAAAGGATGAACCTAAGTTTCTTTCACCACCATATCTCTCAGTATCATAAGTGTATTCTCTCATACCAAATCCTAATGTAGTTTGGTTCTTATCATTCCAATTATAAGAATTAATCATCTCAGGTTGGAATATATTTTGCGTACTCTCATCTACTCTTTCAACATCTTGTCCAAAGAATTCAAATGATGCTTTGTTAGAATTACTAAAAGATGAGTTCGATAATTTGATTTCACTTACATACTTTCCGAATGTTCTTTTATAGTTTAAATCTAAAATAAGATTATCGGATGTATTTTCCTCAGTAGTTTCAATCAATTGACCTGCTGTATTCGTTTCCGTTACAGTTTCTCCTTCTGAATCTTTCTTAAAGTAATTAGCTGCTAATGAGAATGTGTTTACACCATCACTATATGTACTTCTATTTGAGATGTTTAATAAAGAAGATGGTAAGACTGTCTTACCATATGTATTTGGGTCTGCATCGAATCCATCTGAGTTTCCCAATGTTACCTTAGATACATTACTGAAGTTACCTTTATTAAAGTTTCCAGTCAATCCTAACAAAGATGTATTGTTAGTTCCATATTGAGTATTCAGTTGTATAGATGGTTTACCACCTTTCTTAGTAATGATGTTAATCACACCACCAATTGCATGGTTACCCCATAGAGATGACATTGAACCTTTTACGATTTCAACTCTTTCTACGTTTCCTAAATTGATATTGGATAAATCCAACGCTCCACTTTCCCTTCCGGCAATTGGAACTCCATCAATCATTACCAATACATACTCAGATGAAAGACCTCTTAATTGAAACCCTCCACTTTTCATTGGTGCTACTTGAATACCTTTAGCTTGTAAAAGGTCTTGCATTGTAATTAGGTTTAATCTTTCGATTTCCCTCTTACCAATCACTTCAGTAGGTATTGGTGAATCCTCTAATGAGATTTCACTACGTGTTGCGGTTACAACAACTTCATCTAGTTTAGTTGTAGTATCGTTAGTTTGTTGAGAGAATACTGATGTACTCAATCCCAACATAATAGCTAATAATGTTATTTTTTTCATTGTTTTACTTTTTAATATTTTACAAATATACGAAATTTATTTTACTTATACAAATAAATCCAACGATTAAATTTCAAATCGTTCAATTTTTGTCTTACTCTCTCTGCTGATATGTTTAAGTATTCACCTGCTTCTTTTAACGAATAAAATGAGTTACCCTCAATATCTATGATTGGTTTTTCCAATTCCAACCCACATTCCCATACATCTTCCATCTCAGAATAGGTAACATCCCATCCATCTGCTTTAATCCAATGACGATATATTGGGTTGTTTGATTCAATTCTATTTCTACATTCCGTAGGTGTTAACCCACTTAACTCAGAAATTTGTAATGGTGATTCAAATGGTACACCACCTACTTCATACTTAATGGTTGGTTTTGTTTCACTACCTATGATTTGCCAATCCTTATATGTTGATTTTGTACTATTACACCTACGTTCTACCTCAGATGCAACTAACTTATTAGGTTCCACATCAATAGCAGCATGTCTAAATGATAAGTATTCTTTACCATCTACCATACATATAGGTTCCCCACCTTCCATTTCAATGGTAGCTAAGTCTGGGTTACCTTTTACAAAGATTAATATGTTTTGATGTACTGATGGAATCTTTCTATTACGTTCGAAGTAAGTTTTACCAATTCGTGATGCTTGATGTTGAGAATTAAATAGAATCATATCATTATAGAACTCCATTCCATTTGATTCTAACATATCAATCGTTTTACGAACTAATCCTTTATACCTACCCTTAGAATACTTCCCAGTTACAGATGGTTCCCTAACCTCAGATACCACAATTCCATAGAATCTGTTATCTTTTAACTTTTGTACCGATTTACTGAGTATGGATTCATATACCTTATCAAATGATTCAACATCCATATTGGATATATCATTTGGATTATCAGTATAAACTTCTAAATCATAATAAGGAGGACACGTAAATACAAAGTCAAATGCTTCATCGGCTACTTTATCCAATTCTACATTCGAATCTCCACAAATCCATAAAGGTTTCTTTGATTGTTCTTTGTTAGCTTTGATTTGAGTTTCAGATAAATCAATACCAACATATTTCCTATCCATCTCTTCAGCTACAATTCCTCTTACACTTCCACCAGCGAACGGGTCTAATACCATTCCACCTTTTGGTGAGAACCATTCGTACATCATCTCACATAAGACTGGGTCAAAGATAGAAACGTTGGTAGATGGAGTATCCCAAAAGATTGTTTTACTTTGGGTATCCTCTCTACCTAATTCAGATTGGATACCTTGAGTGGTTATCCAATATTCCTTACGTTGTTTCCATTCTTTGGTACGTGTATCCAATACCGAAAAGGGAGTAATTGCCATATAACTTATTGTTTGAAACACTAATATACAAAAAAGACTTGGTAAAACCAAGTCTTTCTTTAATTATTTTTAAAAATGTTACCGAATACTATACTGGTGCTGCATCTTCTTGAGGTGCACTACCTGAAGTTTCACTCCAAGGTAAATCATTAGAAGTAACTTCTAATTGTGTATGTACCTTTTCATCGATTTCTTTTTGAATTTGTTCGTTGATATGTTCCATATAGTTACTACTACCACTACCACTTACGATACTCTTAATCCAACCTAATACTTGAGTTTCAGTTAAATCAGCGTATGCAACGTAATTTTCTTCATCAGCATCAGGTAAGTCCAATGGAGTTGCTCCACTAAATTTTCCAAATACATCATCTGAGTTGGTTCCTTTAAGTTCCCAACGAGTTCCAACTACTAAATCACTTAAATCAGCAGTATCCTGCTTCTTTAAACCGGTTAATTTCCATTCGTATGTTAATGCCATAATAAAATTTGTTCTTTGTTATTAGTTATAAATATATATTTTTTCTCTTTGTAACTATAAATATACAATAAATTATTGGATATTCAAAGTTTTTTCTTAATTTTTTTAGTTATCTCTTTGTTGAATCAGCGCAAATACACATAATACTACAAAAAATATCAAACTACCCATTAATGTTTATGAGTTACCTCATGCTCTTCCCAACCTTTAGTTGGTCTAATGTTTTCGAAATCGAAACATTTATAAATATTATCTTTTGTAAAAAGTATATGTTTTACCATTCTTGTAGGAATATGTCCACCAGTTGGTAGTACCTCATGCCCTTCATCAAATATTAAATTGATGGTTACAACTAAGGTTTGTTCATCATCCCACTTACGTTCTTGTGATTCTAACAATCTCCACTCTACTCTATTCATTGTTTGTTCTTGTAGAGCACAATTTAAGTAAGAGAATGTTTGTTTTAAATTCACCATATTATCGGAGAATGCTGCAGCTGGTGCTAAATGACCTTTATCATATATGTTACGATAGTAATCTGCTTTATCTGATGTGTGATATAACTTTTCAGTTTTAAAGTCCATTGAACCTCTATTCACATTAGTTTCTCTATTCTCAGATTTATATATCAACTTCATTGGTTGTTCATATACTTCATTGTACCAAACCTCAAATATTGGGGTTTTTACATATACCGATTCTCTTTTAGTTTGTCCTGCTATTGAAGTGGATGTTACTATTAGGATAATCGATAGTACTACGTTTCTTAACAAATTATTCATTACTGTCTTTTAATTGAATTACCTCCACGCTTTCCAATTACAGGTGTAGAACGTCTCGGTGGAGGAGAAGTTGTTCGTACACTTCTACTATTATTAGTAGGTTTATTATTATAATTTCTTATAGGTGTTGTATTTCTATTATTTCTATTATTTCTAATAGGTGTAATTACTGTCGAAGCTCTTCTTGGTTTTATAACCCTAACCTCACTACTTCTAACTTCCCTTACTCTTGTATTATTACGTATAGGTGTTACGTTAGTATTTATTGTTCTTCTCTTTTTTACTTTTGTAGATTGTATCATAGCAGCGTGTGCTCTTCCATTAGTATTTACTACCCCACTTCTTCTACCTCTATGATAAGCTACGTTAGTACCTCTATATCTATTGTAGTTATTCCAACCATAAATGTTATTGTTCCATCCATAAGGATTTCCATAACCATAATATCCATTCCATCCCCATTGGTTTGATGACCAACTTCTATTGTTCCAGCTATAAGACCAACCCATTCCATAATTCATAGATGAATATCCCCATAACCAATCATCCCACATCAAATCTCTATTCCAATATGAATTCATATTGAACCCATTACTCCAACTGTATCTATTATTGAAGTTATATCTATTGAATCTATTATTTCTTAGTATTCTATTATTCCAATCAAATGATATAGGCTGAGATTTAGCGTATTGAGCATAATCATATCTAAAATTAAAATCATCTCTGAGTAATCTATTTAATTCCCATTCATTATCCACTACATTTACATCAATGGTTTCTCCATTCGCAGTAGTGTAGATTGGGTCATAAGATAGTGTAGATACTTTAAACGTTCCACAACTCATCATTAAGAATACCGATAGTAATAATAGTAAATTTTTCATAATTATGATTTTAAGTTATATTTTTTGGGTTGTTACTTCACTCAGAACCCTTATGGATTCAGTTAACCTTTGTGATTGGTTACCCTTTGGTATTAGTAACACAATATGTGTACCATTATGTCCTATAAGGAAATTATTTTTAAAGGGAGTAATCACCTTTGGTTGTATCTCCATTGAGGTTTGGGAGAACAATAAGAGAATAATTAGGTAAGGAAAGAAACCATTTTTACGAGCTTCCCATATGTTGTTTCCTACCTCTAATATGAAGTTACATAACCTTTGTTTAAACTTTAACCTATCCATCCTTTTAAATAATGTAGCCGATTAAGATATAAATCCTTTATTACTTTACACTTACTTTCACAACTACTTCCTTCTTCCCACCGCTTATAGGTTTGAAGATGATAATCCGATTTAATCAATTCATTTTCCCACTTTGGGTGTATCCCTAATGATGATGATATCTCAAATAAGGCTTTATTGAGGCTGTTTCCCATATTAATATAAAGATATTTAACTATTTGAATATAAATATAGTAAAATAAAACTATCAATAAAAAAATCCGTTCCGACTCTCCCCCCACCATAAACGATGTAAAGGAGGTATTCCCTTAATCCTCTATTGTGGTTATACTATTTTTCTTTGGAACATACTCATCAACACCCTGCTCAAAGTCGGTATCATAGTAATCTCCACGCTCATCTTTATTGGTGGTGGGTTCGTTCCATTGGTCATCAAAGTACTGAAAATTGTTATCGTTCATTAGTATATATTTATTACGATTCTTGCTATTTGAGTTTGTGATACTCTGATAGGTACTATGGTATCTCCGGTGATTGGATTGATTAACAATCTTCCACTTTCCAAATGTAGGTTCTGAGCTGGTGTTAACTTACTCAATATCTCATTTGTGATTATTGGGTCTTGTACTCCACCATCAGTTAGTAATCCAAACATTATTTAATACTTAGCCTCCACTGTTAATACACATTCGGATAATCCCTCATGCTTTGATTGATTTGGAGTAATCCCCTTAATCAACCATTTTAAATTTTGGTATGAAATTTCACCACCTACCGATAAACAAGGACCACCTTCGTAATCAAACATTGTTACCTTACCGGCATCATTCTGAGATTGTCTCACAAATTGAGATTCACCCATTATTCGGATACGATTAGCATCAATCTTTTCGATTGTACGTTCTAATCCATATCTACTCTTAATCACTTCCATAACTTTAAATATTAGCTATTCATTTATATTCTTTAATTTAGCTCTATAATCTTCCATTAGTTCTCCATATCGAACTTCATCATTATACATTTTATTGAAGTTGTTTATTAGGTTCAATACACTACCATTTATTAAGTGTACATATTGAGCCGTTCTAATTGTATTCCAAACTTTTGTATAAGCTGTAATCATTATCTTAATCCTTTTGTTGTTGTTCTACCTAATGCTATTGCTATCTCTGATGGTGTTGTTCCCATCTTACATTGCTTCTTATACCACCAATACATATCTTCAGTAGTACCTTTCCCTCTTTGATTTTCCAAACACTTCTCCCACAAATCCTTTCCGAACTCAGATTCCAATTCGATTCTTAATTGATGTAATCGTATGTTCTCTTCATTTACTCCTACTTCCATCAACTTTTGTGCTTTGATTCTTTTCATCTTAGCAATTTGATGCGCTTCATGCTTTTTATCATTGATATCTCTAATAGGTGAAGTTTCCATAAACTCATTGTACATCTTATCATACAATTCAATATTATCATCTGCTTCTCTAAAGTATGGTGAATATTCAAAATCACCATTCCTAATCTTCAATAGAAGTGGGAACTTAGCTTTTAAAGGTCTCCTTCTATACTTACCTTCTGTAAAATATCTAAATGGGTTATACATGGTTTTATGGTTTTATGGTTTTAATTATATGTAAATATACAAAATATATTTGAGATAACCAAATAATTAACTAATTATTCTTTTTCAGGTCCATACATCTTTGGTACACCACCATCTTTTTGACCTAATGAATTAAGTATCTTCTCACCTATCTTTATATCAAACTTTACACCATTTATTCTAAATGTACCACCTTGCCTTACAATCTTTTTGAAAAATATAACTTGCTTTTCGGTCCATTCCTCTGAAAGTTTTAATACATCTTCTCTACTAATTGGTTTATCATTAGCTAATATCTTAGATGTCTTTACAATGGATGCTAGTTTTAGTTTGCTCATATTAATCTCTTTCTAATATTTTCTTAATTTGAGATTCTTTCAAAATCTTAGGTTGTTGTGTATTATTAGATTGTTCTTCTTCGTTTGGGATGTGGTAGTTATCAACTAGCTTCTGCATCCAATCATTTGTTTGTTTACTCATTACTTTATATTTAATAGTTGTTCTAATTGTTCGAATGATGGTTCAATCACATCATCCCAAAAGAATTCAGGCTCGTCATCTACACTCAAATCATCCAATTCTCGTGTAATGTACTCACCATCTTTTGTAATTTTAATAACACCAATTGGTTCATACCCCTCATCCCAATACCTAGCGGTGAATGTTACATCCGAATCAATTTCAATTAATTGTCGGTGTATTTCCTTTAACATATCCGATGGTGGATACCATGCTGATTCAAAATGAACTTCCATTTCAGTATCACTATTAGTAAAGTAATTCTGAATTGAAATCCATTTGGAACCTATCTTATCAATAAATAGTTCAGCATCTGCCCCAAACACATCTACAATATGTGGAGTATCTCCTTCATTTGGATACCTCCCAGCATTACAATTATCAATCTTTTCGAATAGGAAATCAATTACCTTTGATGTTCCTTTAATAATAAAATTTGTACTACAAGTATTTGCCATAATTTATTTATCTAATCGTACACCACAAAATACAGGGAATCTTAATGAACCATCATCAGTAGTTTCAAAGTATCTAACTTCAGCCGTTTTACCTATATAATCTTCTTTATTGGTTAAGATATCCTCTCGTTCTTCGTGAGATAATCTAGCACCAGTCTTTACAACCTTTCCGTTGTATTCTATCCAAATAGTTCCGTGAGTTGGAATTGCATCATTAGGTGTAATATCCACAATTGGTACAGCTACATCAAAGAACTTTTTATACTTCAATAAGTTATCACTTCTACCATTAACTTTATATCCATCAGTTCCCCATCGTATCATTATACCTTCATATCCTTCACTCATAAATTTCCCATAATACTCTTCTAACTCTGTTGGGCTATTGATTTCTACTAAAGGTACTACTTCTATATTTGGTAAACCGAATACTAATGTTTTAAGTTCATTGTATCGTTCTATAAATGGTTTATCTGAAATCATATCATATACATGGTATTTCACATTTTCAGTTTGACCTTCTCTATATTTCTTTATGATTTTCATATTCTCTTGAAATGTCAATCCATGTGCGTATAGTTCACCATCAATGTATTCCTCAAATCCTTCCAAATCATTCTGAATATGTTTCAGAGTAATGATTTCCTTATTTGCTCTTGATATTAACTTACCATCATTTCCCAATCCTCGCATACCATCTAATTTTGGTTGAACGTAACAAGGGAATTGTACTTTCTTCTCCTTTTTGAAATAATCATTAGCTAACATAGGTAAGATTACCTTAACACTCTCAGCTTCTTCAATGGTTTTGAAATACCCCTCTCTTAGTTTCTTAACTATAAGAGCTTCAGCTTCAAATTCAGATTGAGTTACTTCAGTAGTTTCGTTTATCTTTCCGATGTTCTTTGGTTTACACAATTTTTTATGTTCTACCTTTTTACCATCTAGCAATCCAGATGTTTGGATTAAATTACCTTCGTTGGTAGTTACTTCCAATACTCTTACTTTGCCTTTACTATCTAATTTGTATATCTTCATATTTTATTATCTAAATATAAAATTTAATATTGTTAGTTTGAATGTATCTAAGTTACTTAGTCCATTCGTACTCCATAGTTTATTATCATCTAAATCTTCTCTAAGTTTTAATAGATAGGTTCTAAGGAATAAGAAATCACCTTCAAACTTCAATTGCTTATCAGCTCCGTTTGGGAACTGCCAACATAGTTTTAATAGTGAGTACTCATTTAAGTTTTTTTGTATTGTTAGTAAGTTAAATCCCCAACCTTCCCAATTGGTATTAATGAAAATATTTAATGGGGAGATTGTGATATTAATTTTTCTTACCTTCCAATTTATTTTTTGTAGTATATTCATAGGTTAGGGTTTAGATTAAAACATTGGAATTTCTTCTGATTCGTTTTCAACTTCCTGCTCATTGAAAAGAGCCTCACCCTCATCCCTTACATACTTCTGAACTAATTGTTTCACATAGGTTCTTTCAGAATCTACACCACCATCATTAGAGAAGAATGGAAAGATTGATATTTCAGCTGATTCGAATAAATCAAAACCATCATAAAGTAATCCAGCCATCTCAACACTAGCTCTAGTCGATACCATTGAGGTAACTTTACCAGCATCACTCATTGATTGAGTACGAGTATGGTGAGATATTTCAGCTACTGCTTTTAAATCATCTTCGTTAACATCAGGGAACATAAACTTTAACAATTCAAATTCCTGCTCATCATTTAGAACATCCATTTCAATAGTAACAAATCTATCTAAAATTGCTCTATCAATTACTCTAGTCGAAGTGTATTCGTTACCAATGTTAGCCGTAGCGATGAAAGTAACACCTTCAGCCACATTCACAATTGGCGAACCTTCAGCCTCATCTAATCTTAAATATCTCTGCCCACCATCTAAAACGGTCATTAAGATATTCCAAGCATCAGGGTGAGCCCTACTTAACTCATCTAATAGGATAACTGCGTTTGGAGTTTTGATTGCTTTAACAAATGCTGATTCTGAAAAGTAAGTTCCTTTTTGTTTATCAAACTGAGTATTACCAATCAAAGTTGCTCTAGCATCTTGCGTTGCTCCTAAGTTGAAGTAGAAATCTGGTCTATCTAATGCTTTTACTAATGATTTGGCCGCCATAGTTTTACCACAACCAGCTGGTCCAGTCATCATAATGTTCTTAGCTCTTACAGCTGAACGTATTAGGAATTTCCATTTTAAATCAGTCATCACTAATTCAGTTGGTCTAAGTTGAACCGAACCATTGTGAATGAAATCTTTAATAGCTTTATGGTCTGATTGGTCTTCAAATTGAACACCACCATTATCAGTATTCATTGGTACAACTAAGTTGTTGTAAACATCCATTGATACTCTTCGGTAAACCTTCTTACCATTCTTATTGATGAACGATTGTAGTGCTTCACCATTAACATATGCACTCTTACGAGTACCAGTAGTAACACCCATTGTACCAACTTTGGTATCTTTAGTGTCAATTAACTTAAATGAATTTCCAAACTTTTCTACTTTGTAAACTTCATTTTTAACGAATCCGATTGTGAAATCTTGCATAACTTTTATTTGTATTAAAGGGTTATTGTTTCGGGGATTATTCCCCATTTGTATTACTAGTCTAATATACGAAATATATTTGGAACTACCAAACTTTATTCGATGTTTTTTTTATGTTTTTCTTTACGATAGAATTTCTTCTTATTTCTATGAGGAGTTGGAACTTTAAGTGCATCTAACCAATCTTGTAAAGTTAACTGAACTTCTTTTAGTTTTGTATTTTTACTATCTTTCATTTCGCTTGATTAGGGTTAGGGTAGTATCTCTCTCTCTTTCTTAACTACCCTCTAATATACGATTTTCAATTGACATACACAAGCTTTTTCTCATTTATTTTTGAAGAAAAAGTCCGTTCATTGTTTTGGTTATTTGAGAAACGTTTTTTAAATCTATCAATTTTGCACCAGCACCATACATAATTTTAAATCCTTTTGATGGTTCTTCTCCTTCACGTACATAATCATCAACGTAGTATGATAGAGTTTGAATTCCCATACCTTCTATTTGTTTTACCATTTTACGAGTATGTTGATACGCTGGTTCACCTGAATAGTGTAAATCATTATTACCAAAGTAAGGTTCACCATCTGAAATATTTAAGAAGTATGAATCCATATCATTATTTGAACCTAAGAAGTTTTTCATAATTGCTTCAAAACATAATCCCTCAGGAGTAGTACCACCTACGTTTAGTGATGGAAACATTTGTTTAACCTTAGAGAACTTATCAGAACGAGAATCATAAGCCATTACTATATAAGGTATCTCACCAGATGTAGTTCTAAACGTAACCTGTATTGATAGGTTTTGAATCATATCAACTGCTTTACAAAGTGCAACCACATTGGTCATAGTATTTGTCCACTTACCACCATTCATTGAACCACTAGCATCAATTGATACATGCAGATTAGCTTTCTTATAAGAATCAGTTTCCATATATTGGAATACATTTTCGTTTCCAAATCCTAATGATGATATCATTCGTTTATCAATCTTACCATATTTTTGGCGATTGAAGATAGTATTTCTATCTTCACCTCTTACCTGAAGTTTCTTACCTAACATAGTTCCGATTCGAATACCATCATTAACTGCATCCGTATGTCTCTTATCAATAGGGCCGTTCTCTTCAACATTCCAATTATTATAACTCATTGGGAATATACTACTTTCTAAAAGTGATTGTGTTAATCTCTTAACTACAATACATTTGGTACCTTTTTGGTGGTTTCCATAATAACTTTCAATACCACTACCAACCGAAGTAACTTCCGAACCTGATTCTTGAATAGCTTCTACATTGATATTATCCTTCTTAGTGATTTTTTTCTTTTTGATATCACCATCTAAGAAATCTTTTTGTTTTTGGATTTTCTTTTGTAGAAGTTGTTTTTGTCTATCTGAAAGTTTAACTTTTTCAGTTGTTTCAGTTGTTTCAGTTTCATCAGTATTAGTTGAATCAGATGGTGTACCCATTTCATCAGGAACATTATCTAATTCCATTCCTCCACTACCAGTTGGAGATTCATCAGAACCACCAGTTGGAGATTCACCATCTACACTATTCATTAAATCATCAAACTCTTCTTCGGTCATTTCACGTGGTTCATCCGAACCATTACCACCATTTCCGTTTTGAGGTTGTTCACTTTGTTGGTCATTACTACCATCACCATCACCTTCTTCACTTTCCGATGTTGGTAAGTTACTCATAATAGTTTGAAACATTGTTAGAGCCACATTGAAAGCATCTAAGGAACTTTTTAACCTATCAATAGAACCTAATCCCATTGTTTTATAAATATCTCTTAAACCCTTTAATGCGGTTAAGTCAGTATTCTTATTATGAATGTTAATAATTCTAAACATATACGAATCAACACTCTCTTCAGTATATTCATCAGATTGTAAAGCCTTATCAATCAATTTATCATTAAAGTACTTATCGTACATTGCTCGGTAATAATCTCTATAACCTGGAGCCGAATCAAATACAAATTTATCAATTCTTCTATCTTCTACAACATTCCATAAATCTTTGATGATTGAAACTGAATTCATAATACCTTTCTTAATAGCCCCATCAGTAATATGTGTAGGAACTATATTATAGATATCTTTAAGAACTTGGAAATCTGAAAGTTTAATGTGAGAACCTTCATGTAGTGCTAATCCAACAGCAACATCAAAATCCTTTGGTTCTGATATATTAGAACCAATTACTACACTTTTACCATCAGTATAAGAATCACCTCTTTCACTAAATTTAACTGCAATTTGGTCATTCGTAACAATGTTAACGAAGTTTGAAATAGCCCGTTTAGAAGCTGCCATTTTGTAGAGGTCATTTGATTTCTTCTCTACTACACTCATTGTATCAACTACACTATCTTCATCTTCCCAATCTTTTAACCAATAAGAAGAATTTCCGTATTTACTCATAATTTTATGTTTTTAAAGGGTTATTGATTAGATGGAACTCCCACCTCATTACCTGTCTAATATACGAAATGTATTTGGATTAAACAAGCTTTATTTGATTTATTTTTGATTTTCGATATGTTCATTAATCAATGTAACCATATCTTCGATTCTTCGATAATCTTCAGATGGGAGGATTAGTGATTTAACTAATAACTCATCATATAAATAGCCATCCCATATACCATTTAACATATTAAGTATTGGATGATGTACTTCTTTCATAGTTTCCCATATGTAATCTCTTACCAATCTGATTGTAGTTGAGTGGTAATCGAAAAGGAATCCATGTTTCATTAATTCATGTCGGTCAAATCTTTTGTAATTCATATTATATAATTTAAGTGGGTTAACGTTGTTCACCAATCTCTCAATCTTAACAACACTCTAATATAAGAATAATAAATGACATACACAAGCTTTTTCTTACTTATTTTCAAAAAAAAAGACCCAACAATTAAGTTGAGTCTTTTATATATAAATTGTGTAACTTTTAGTATTCAGTATCGTGAGTTGGGTAATCAGTTTCCAAATCATCTAATACAAATAATAATTCCCTTCTAGCTTCCTCAACCATTCGGAAATCTTCATAAGATATAGCTTCTTCTAACTTATCCAATATTTCCTGTACTCTTTCATTGATATCCATATTATTTATTCTGAGTTTCTCACTTAAATATAGAGTTTTTAAAAAATAGTAATTATTTTAAGATGTTTTTAATATCACCTCGCCAACGTAGCTCTGAATTAGGTGTTAATTCCATAAAATCTGATTGTAAAATCTCCTCCTTAACATCAACACCTTTACAATATAATTCATCATCACTACCTTTTGATGTTCTGGTAATTGTTAAGTTAGTTCCTAAAAATCGTATTGGTACACTTACTTTATTTATGTGAGTGTGTAAGAAGAATTCATGTGGTACCATATAGTAATCTTTATTCAAATGCTCCATCATGTAAAATAAACAGGTTGAATAATAATCCATTAACTTAGGTGAACCATATGCAAATAAGTCACAAATACCATCTGAATCTTTCCAATCGGATGTCTTAACTCTACCATATGGTATGTTAAACATTTCATTTTCAGTTATATCCAATCGTTCATCAAAGAATATATCAGTTCTAGCTCTTATTACAATATCATAATCAATATCCAATTCCTTTGTAAGTAGGTTTGCTCTCCATATCTTATACCACATTGATAATGTACCAAAGTTCATACAAGAGTCTCTTAGATGTTGTTGTAATGAGTTTGGTGGGTTGATTCCCATACGTAGCTGGGATAGAGTTGATTGTTCAAACGATTTGAACGATTCTACTTCAGTTTTCTTTACATCATACAACCTATGGAAGTTATCAAACGTATCCCCATTTTCCTCATTTTCAACATTCCAAAAGGATGCATACACATCCATATCATATTCCTTAATAAGTTTACTCCAATAATCCTTATTTCTTTCCAAATCTCTAATCTCACCAGAAAAACATATTGCTATCTTCTTCGTATTCTTAGGTTCTTTTGGTGGTGGGGTTGATATTGGTTTGCTTTGTATAGTTTTACCAAATGTATATCCTAAATAATCTAAATCATCCTTCCACAATACCTTTAGTAACTTAACTTGCGCTTCGGTGTACATATTGAAGTAATCTATTTGCTTAGGAAGTGATTCTAAATTAATATCAGTTAAATTGACGTGTTTTCTGAACTTATTAATATCAGCTTCTATTGATTCATATCGTAAAATAATACTAGTATCAGTTAGTAACCAATTTCCGTTGATATCTTTTAATTGAGAAAATAGTGAATTTCGAAATAATGGTGCATGAAATACAATAGACCTATCTAAGTATATATCTACAAATTTATGAAAATCTGCTATGGTATGATTATCAGTTGGTAAATTATGATACTTTCTACACCATGCCCAATCATTGGTAAAATATTGGTATAGTAGATTAAACGGATTCCTAACAGTGGTTGCTAGAATATCAACTGATGCGTATCCAAATTCATCAACATCCCTAAACTTACCCTCTGATTGTGATGTAAAATCCCAATCTCGCCAACCCTTTATTTGAGCTGGGTAGTTCCAAGATGTACCAGTTGAATGTATAGGTACAAATAAATTATCTAGCTCAACAACTTTATTTACAAAGTTTTTGTTGAAAATTTCATTTCCTGCATTTGGAATATCTATGTATAATAATCTCATTCTACAATATACTTATCATCCTTTACACAAGGAAATTTAATTACAGTTGTTGTTACATCACTAATGGTTCTAAAATCGGTTTTATCACCAGGTTCTATTATAATAACATCACCTTCATTATATACTACTGAATTCATCTCAGCACTACCTTTTGTGATAATAGTTATTTCAGTTGCCACTTTATGGTAATGAGTATGTTCGTATTCATCTTTTTTATAATTCTTAACCGATACCTCAAAGTCATCAGTTTTAAATAATGATGGTTCGAAGTTACCAACTACCCAACCTTTAAAAAATTCATCTAATTTACGTACTTTCATATTACAAATAATCTTCTATTAATAAATCTACTACTAAATCATTACCAACAACCATTGATACATCCTCTAAACTGTCTAAACCATGCCAATGTACTTCAATGTGTTCTTTAGCAATTGCTTCACTTCCATCGTTTTCATCTTTACTGAGTTCTACTTTATAGAAGTGTACATTATACATACCATTCTCCACATTCACATAGAAATCACCTACTTCAATATCAGCATCCAATTCCTCAATCCATTCCCTATGTAATGCATTTGTATCAGTTTCATCCTTCTTAACTTTTCCACCGGGAAATTCCCAATGACCTGAAGGTTTTAATCCTAATAAAATGTGAGGTATATTATCTTTATACTTAATACAAATTCCCGCTACTACTCTTTTCATTTTTTATAGTTTTGAATTATATCGGAACATATTCCGATTGTGTTTTCTATTGGTGTTTTTTCAAACACTTCTGGTAATACTAAAATTCCATTATCATATAGGTTAGTTGACCAGATATACCCATATGAGGTTAATACTCCAATATCATTATCATGTGAGAAGTAATTGTATTCGGTACCGATTTGTAAGTGGCTTTTATTAAAAAATGAAAGTGCATCCATATTCTTACAATGTATCCACAACTTATCACTTCGTTCGTACAACCAATCAATATCAATTTGATAGTCAGCCTTATCATGTCCTAAATATAACTTACCACTTTCTCTTTCATACCACACATCAATCTCCACATCATAACCAGCTGCTAATGCTGTGTCTATGTAGTTTGGTTGATTCTCAAATGGAACCAATCTCCCATTTATATTACCTCTATGTGATATTAGTATCATTGTAATTCGTATGGTGCTTTTGGTTTCAACAAATCTTCTATCTTAGAAATACTTTGATTTAACTCAGGTGTAAAATTATTATACCAATATGTTTTAAATATATTTGCAATTATCTTATATGGTTTTAATTCAGTTAATGGAATTATATCAAAGTTTTCAACCATTATCTGATTCATCTCTCTTTTGTGAAATTCTTCTTTGTATTTAGCCATAAGATATCCTTTAGTTAAGTTTATCTCAGGTTCCCAATATGAATATCGTTGTCCATCAACCACATGATATATTAACTTATTATCAAATGCATATTTAGTGGCCCCATACATAAACTTTAAGTTTTCAGTTGTTGCTGCCATTAAATGGTCTGATATATGGTATGGGAAATCCGTACCATGTCTAAAGAATACAGGTACTGTCCATATCTTTTCTGGATTGGTTACTATTAAATCTCTAATAAAATCTATATTTGAATAATACTCATCACCCCTAACCTTTACCACATATTTAGTGGTTACGTTGGTCAATCCATTTATAGTTGAAACGAATTGATAATTCATATTCTGCTCCCCACTATCTTTTGGAAGTTTAGATTGAATAAATTGTAGGTTGTTTGGGAAATACGATAAGTCCAATGTGTGGTCAGACCATGTTGAAATCACAATGGGAAATTGTGGAAATGTTTCCACATAATAATTATATGATTCTTGAGAAATCTTCCCTTGAATCAAAATTGTAACATCTTTCATTAAATAAGTAACCTTTTATTTCTTAAACTTTATGTTTATGAAATTTATTAAACCTGTTATTGTTGGTGCCCATAAGCCAATGAATATACCTAATCTTTCATTTCCAACAATCAGAAAGATATAGGATGATAATAGTATAGATAATAATACACTTAGTAACAATATATATTCTGATGTTGGTATTTTAGAGTTCTTTGCCATTATGAATCATAATCATCTTTAAGATAATTAGCTTTGTACTTTGATTTACGTTTGTAATCGTTAGTCTTTTTTACAGAACCTTTTTTCTTCTTTCTATCAAACTCATCTTCCCATTCATAGGAATCAGAAATATCCTTCTTCATTATTTAATCTTTAAGTAGTGTTCGGTGCATTCGGTTTTCTTGCTCTTTATCATCAACTAATTTAATAAGCGATTTGTGGAGATGTTCTAATTTTTCAATTTCCCTAGAATAGGTTTCTGAATCTTTTACAACTATTTGGTTGATTTTATCTTCTAACCTATCCAAGTCTTTTTGGCAATTAATCTTACCAAGTTTTAGCTCGTATCTCAAATCGGATACTGAACTTTGTAACTTAAATATGATAAAGGTTAATACCAATACCACTATACTTATTGTACCGAAAATGATAAAGTATTGAAATTCCATTATTTCTTCTTAGGTGTAGTTTTCTTTGATGCTGGTTTTCTTCCCTTACGAGCTTTTCCCTTAACTGCATCAACTACATCTTTAGATTGATTGGCTACTTCCTTTATTGCATCCACTACATCAGTAGCTTCTTCAATAACTCTCTTAGCTCTACGTTTTGTTTCTTTGACAACCTTTTCAGCTTGTTCAATTTTATCTTCCACTACATCTGGAATTAAATCTCCATCTGAATCTTTTATTTTACCTGTCTTTTGAAGGTAAACTAATACGGCTGCAACGACTGCTATCACTGCTATTGTGTAAATAATAATCATAATTTTTATTTTGTTGGTTTAATATAAATATCAACTGATTAGATAAACATATGAAAATCATCAGAATCCTCAGTTGCTTCACTTTCCTTAGAGGTGTGATTTGTTACTGCAAATGATGCTAATATCATAGTTGCTAATGCAATTAATAGGTTTCGGAAATATCTTCTAATCTTCTCCATACAATGAATACTTTTTATCGGGTTTTGGTTCTATAATTGTTTCTTCTTTTTTAATCACATAAGTAAAACCTTCCCTAGCATCCATAAAGAATTGCGTATCGCCATCTTTTTGGTAAACATACTCTAATACATCTGTCAATGATTCAAGTACGACTGAAGAGTTATCTAAGGGAGTCCATCGGTCACCCGGTGGAACTCTCTTAGCAACTTTTACTTTTACCTCTTCGGTAATAACTTCAGGTTCTTTCACTATTCGATAACTCTTATAATTCTACTCTCACGAGCTCCACTTACTTTGAAATCAATATTTGCTGCTGAATCAGTAAAATCACCAATAACTCTCGCTTCCGCTTCGGTTACTGACATAGCATCTACTAAATAGATTTCTTTGTTTTTCTTGTCTTTACCATTTTTTAGTGTGGCAACCACTACTTCAACTGTTACTTCAAAATACTTTGACATAATCTTCGTTTATATTTATATATATTATTAATTTAAGTAAAGATACAAAAATTAATTGGATTTACCAAACTTTTTTAAAATTAATATTCATATTCTTTTTTCGGCCCCGTAAGATTACCAACAATTAGGAATGAGCAGTTAAAACATAGCATTCTTAAATTATCATATAGGTGGTTCTTTTTGTTGCCATCAATGAAATCCAATACTAATGGAACTCTGAAATCAGTTACTCGCCTTTCCTCACATCCACAATTACTACACTTCTCCTCAATGTAACCATTTTCCAATAATCGTTTCTTCAGTTTCCAAACTGGGTACTCTGGATGTTTTCCAGCTAAGATATCATCTATCCCATGAGCTAATGCGTTTGGGTTACTACCCTTACGGATACCAATACCATGTGGATTCTTTAATTTCTCAAAGATACCATATTCTTTAGCGTACTTCTTATATGTGTTATAGGATACTCCCAACAACCTTGCAGCTTCTGCAGCAGAACGTGCTTTTTGTTGAACTTCTTTAATTTCAGATTCCATTAAAGGTCTAGCTCCCAATCCCCGTTTGGTTCTTTGTTTAGGTGCTACTGATAAATCTTTAGTTGGGTCTAAGTGTGGAAATAACTTCTCACCTTCTTCTTCGTTGTTTGTAACTTCTTCCATTATTATATACTATTTTAAGTTTTTGTCCTTATGTGTATAAATATAGAGTAATCTCTTTTTCATACACAAAACCTAAAGTTGTTATAGTAATGCTAATATACAAAAAAAGATTGGAATAACCAATCTTTTCTTTAATTTATTTTATGTTAAGTGTATTTATTTATTGGATTCATTAAATCTACGGGATTTTTCAACCGATGCCCAATCAACCCCTTTAATTAAATCTTTTATAGATTTGAATTTTGGGGAATTTATCATTTTACCATTTAGAATATAAACTACACCTCCTGATAAATCTTTTCCTTTTTTAATTTTACCTGTTGATATTACTTGCCAAAAGTTTCTATCAAATCCCGTTGGAACGAAAAACGAAATAATATTTCCAGTTGATTGTATGATTTTTAGTTTTTGTACATCTGAGATTTTAGTTAAAGGTGTTTTAGCATCAATTCCATCTAAACCTTTAAATTGCTTTTCAGTAATTACCGATTCTAATGCTGTATGGTGCCTGTTTTCGCTATCTTTATATGACTCGTAATCTACTTTGGTGATTTTCTTTACATGCTGTTCTGCGGCATCTACCACTTTGAATAATTTTTTAATGAATACATTATCATCTATTTTGAATAACCCCTCGCCAAAATCAATTATATCTTCTTTGTAATTAATAAATTTTCCTAATTGCTTCTTTTTAGTTTTTATTAATCCAAAAAATACCTTTTTATATTTAGGAAATGGGTTGAAATATACACTATAACTAAATCGTAATCTCTTAGCGTCAGATTCGCCGATGGTGACAACAAACCTACCTAATGGGTACTCTTTATACCAAAACTCATCTCCGTAATTTGAACTATTTGCTGTTTTCTTAAATCTTCGTTTTTTGAATTGAGTTACGTATAAATCATAATTATCAATATATCCTTCGTTTACAACCGATTCTTTCATATTTGCTGTTATGGATTGTGGTGCGTTATTCATAACCCATCTAAATAATTTATCCTTCCAAAACTTTTCTGGAAATATGCCACCCTTTGCCTTTTTAAGAGGTAATGAAAGAAATCCAGATGTAAATTTTACCTTTATATCTCTTTTTTCTTTCTGATTATTTTTTTGTGTCTTTTCAATTTCCTTACCATCTGAATCTTTTAGGAATACAGTGTTTTGTGGATTATTTAGAATTACATCAACTCTACCATTCATACCTTTAGGAAGTGCCTTAGTTATAATCCCCCAAATAGTATTAGTTGCACCTTCGTGTGTTTGTAAAAGAATATCATCAGGTACCATTCTAGCTCTGTTCTTATTGTTAACCATTGCCGTAACATAATTTGTAAGTATCCAAGTTAAGTGAACATTATCAGCTTTATAACCAACAGCCTTCAACTGAGCTACCACCGAAGTAATTGATGTTACTTTCTTTGCAGTTATATCAAATAATATGTTTGGTAGTGTTTCTGGGTTATTCTTACCCCTTAATAAAGTTATTAATGATTTATCTTTGATACCAATAGCATCTACTAATATATGTAAAGCATATACGTGGTCTGGGTTCTTTAGATTTAGGTTTTGTAATTTATATCCTTTATCTTGTATTTTGTTAATTAACTCCAAATCCTTTGGTTTGATATTTCTTCCGTACTTTTTAGTAATCGAATTGATATCCAACTTACCCATTCTATTTAAAATTTGGATTTGTTTTTTTATCTCATCCACATCTCTTAATTTAAATGATGCTGAATCTAAAAAGTTTTCAATTGCGAATCCCTTACCACTACCAGCTCCACCTGCAACAAATACAACTTGTCCATATGGTTTTCTATTACCATATGTAATTAACTTTTCGTTTAATATATCTTCTGTTATTTCTTCGTAAATCATTGTACTATATCTTTATTATATATATTAAAATTTTAGAAAGTTCTATCTTTCTTTGATACTCAAATTAAAGGTTACTGGTAATCCAGTCACTTTAATTGGTATTGGGTTACTAAATGGCATATACAATACCTTTGCTTCACCACCCTTTAAACTTCTATCATTTGTCCAATCATTACCAGTTCCAGTATTTAGAATAGCTGAACCAGCATTATCTAATAACCATTGTTTACCTTGTGCTGGAGTGAATTCTGGATGTAGTTCTAATATACAAGCCAATACACCAGCTACTTGAGGTGATGCCATTGATGTTCCCGTTATATTAGTTTGTTTAAAATTAGTGTTTAGTGTGTAATTTTGAGAACCACCTCCCCATCTGTTTGTAGTGGAAGTTGAACTCATTATGTTTGTTCCAGCTGCGTAGATATCAACACCAGGTCCAGTTTCGGATGAAGTTGCTTTTCTATCTAAAGTTCCTGATGATACGGATGAATCTATATTACCAACTATGATAGCTCTTTGTGAACCATCCATTGCTGCATCACCATATGGGGATGAACCTCTATGATAAAACTTATTACCACTACCAATTGAATATGTGTTATTATAATCATCTCCACCAACTTCATCGGTTTTATTGGAACGATTACCCGCAGCTACACATATATGTACACCAGCATCTAATAATTCCTCTATATCAGTATCAATTGAAGAGATTCTGTTATTAATTGCGTATCTAGTATTACCACCATTTACATCATACGGATTACTCATTAAACCAAAGTTAGTTTCCCTCTCACCAGCGGTATCGATATCACCACCACTACTACTAGCTCCCCTATAAGTTATATTTGTAAATTCAGAATCCTTACCTAACGATAGGTATCCCCAACTCATATTTACAACAGTTGGTCTTTTGTATCCAGTTATAGTATCGATTGGTTTAGCATTATGCCAACCTTTAATAGCATCAAATGCAAATGAAGGTGAAATACCAGTTCCACTATCTCCACTACCTTCCAATCCAGATATCTTTTGATTAAATACCTTAGAACCCTTAGCGAATCCAAAAGTTTTACCAACAGCTATACCAGCACAATGTGAACCATGTCCATCGAAATCTCTATCGTGATTTGCGTTTTGTGTGAATGCACCATAACTACCCCAATCTACTGATTCGAATCTATCTACCCATTCAGGGTGGTCAGTTTGCATTCCACTATCTTGTGTTACAACATCAACACCCTTTCCAGTTAATGTGTATGTGTAATTTTCTGAAGTAGTTGTTGATGTACCATAAATATTATCCTTAGATAATACTCTGATTAATCCCCAATTTTGATAATTACCACTATCCGATGTTGTTTTTGTAAATGTACCAACTTGAGTTGCATGATGTCCTATAATTATATCATCTCTATTTTCAGGTGGAATCTCTACCACAAAAACTCTTTCATCGTTTCTTACATTTTCAGCTTCTACTTCCGAAAGTGTGTACCAAGTTTGTCTTTGTGAATTTAATCTTTGATTAGGTGAATCAACTGTTCGATTGGGGATATATAAATTACCCCCATCGTTTTCGTTTTCCATATCATTCCAAAAGGATTGATAATCTACACCTTTATGTAATATTACATTATACGTTACCATACATTAGTTGGGATTATGATACGAATTGTATTTCTTTCCATTCAGTTCCATTAAAGAACCATAATTTGGAATCGGTTCCAATACTACCACTATTCATCATACTACCAGTTAATGGTGATGCTGATGGATTTCCAATTGTTTTTTCTAAGGTTAACATATGGTTAACTCTAACATCGGCTGATGAAGATAGTATTAAACCACCCCCTCCAGTCGTAATTTGTATAGTGTTACCAGCATCAATTTCTAATGTAGTTGCTGCACTTATAGTTGGTGTACCAACATCCCCAGCGATAAATGAATCAGCGGTTACCGAACCACTTACGTTGATTGAACCCTTTGTATCAATTGAACCAGTTATTTTATAATTACCAGTTAAATCCTGGCTATGTGTAAATTCTTGTGCTACTGAATCATATACTAAGATATCACCTTCAGCTACATCAACAGTTATTGTACCCACATCACTTAATCCAGCTAACCCAGTAACCCCACTTATTCCGTTTATTCTAGCATCAAATGATTGTGATACCTCTCTAAATGTATAGTTTCCACTATCTCCACCAATTCGTACTCTATCTAATATTAAATTAGAATTAAATGAATCATATGATTGAGATAGTTCACTGTAACTAACTTCAGTTAATCCACCACTATCCACTTCCAATGTAGATACTCTACCATCTATCGAAGATGAGAATGAAGCTGTAAATATGTTTATGGATGCGTTATCAATATCTAACCCCTCAATTGTAGTTACTCTAGTATCAATGGAACCAGTAAATACATACAGATTTGCAATATCATCGGCTACATTTTCTCCAGAACCAAATCCACTTCCTGCGGCAGATGCTGATATATATGCATCTGATATTGCTTCTTGTATTTGACCTGATGATGAAACTAAGTTTATTACATTTCCTAAAGCATCGGATGAACCACCTTCTAATAAAGAGCGAGTCGCTTCACCTAATGATAATGATACCCCATCCAATTCAGCTATGTCAGATGCAATGGATGCGGATAGTTCAGTAAATGAACCAGAGATATTAACATTAAGTGCTAATGATGCGGTGTTTTCGTTTAGAGGTACCCCTAACTCAATTAATTGAGTAGAGCCACTTACTAAGTTCCTAGGTAATTTTGCTTCTATATAAATCGGAGTTACATTACTATCCGATAAATATCCTAACGTATCTAATTGAGATGAGCCTGATATTATACCCGTACTTAATTGTACGTCTCCATTAAACCCAGATCCTACACCTGTAAATGTTAATGCATTTTCACCAAATGTTACAGTTTGAATATAATCACTACCACCACCGGCTCCAAATCTACTATTTAAAGATTCAGAGAAATGTATAAATTGAAAATTATTTAGTCCAGTTCCAATCTTTATGTTTGTTAATTCTAAATTAGTATCACTACCATCTGCAACAGATTGGGATATGATATGATAATTACTATTAAATGAAACATCACCCCCTTCGCCTCCACCACCACCAACTGGTACTTCAAGTGTTACATCACCAGTAATACTAGCGGATGTTATTGTAAGTGTATCTGAAATAAATTTCCTAGATGATGAGATGAATCCAAAATCACTAATTTGCTGTGAACCAGAAACAGTATCTTCAGATACAGATTGTGGTGTATCTTCTATCGTAGTTATTCTAGTTTCAACTGATGATGAAAACGAACCTGTGAATAAATTCAATTGTGCATTATCGCTATCATTTCCAGCTAATTCCAATGTGTCAACTCGACCATCAATAGAACCGGTAAATGTATTTAAAGATGTATTATCGTTATTAATTGATTCAGATTCCAATAACTCCACTCTGTTATCAATAGAACCAGTAAACGTATTTAATAAATCAGTAGTTAATGTAAGTGTCATCTGGCCATCTGTAGCAGTTACATTACCACCAGTAACATTAATTGTATTTACATTACTTGCGGTTCTTACACCATCACTTATACTTAGAGAACCACTATTAATTGATAAAGCTATATCACCACTACCATTATCAGTTACATCAGCTCCGTAAACAGTGATAGAATCAACAGTACTTACTGAAGTTCCTCCACCAATAACACCTAAGTTAAATCCAGCAGGAAAAGAACCACTTAGTACACCTTCGGTATCTAATTTAGTTTTAACCCTAGCATCAGTATAAAATTGAGCAGTACCTTCTGAAATATCATCAGTACCCAAACCACTAATAGTATTGTTTACACTAGCAATCTGATTAGCTAATTCTGCATCAGTTGCCACATCTGAATTTGTAAATGCCTTTAATGATGACATTTGTGCTTTTAGAGTTACACCACCGTCAACAAGAGGAACTATGGTAGTTCCAGTAATTGAACCAGATACTAATTCGGTTAATGCGGATATTTTAATATTGTCTGCCATGATAGTTTATCTCCTTTTACTTTTTTTATCGGGAGTTTCGTTTAAGTCACCCCTTTCATCTTTATCTTCAATTGTTTTCAACTTCTGTATGTAAATAGCCTTTTGCTTTTCTCTTCGTTTAGAAGTAGTTGGTTTAGTGTATTCTTTCCTATCCTTTAATTCTTGGATATGTCCACTATCAAACCCCCTTCTTTTGAAGATTTTTAAAGCCCTATTAATATCACCCTTACGGACTTCAACAGAAACTCTAGCCTTTGGTTTACTCATATTGTAACAATTAATATAATTAGTTTATGTATGCGTTCAATTCGTACCCATTCTTCATACCATATACTTGAATGTGTAACATTTTCTTTTGAGGTTTACCATTTTTAAGTAATTCCAAATTTACTTTAGTTGTTTTACCAACTGAAGGTCTTTTTGAATTCATACCTACTTTGTTGAACAACTCATCATCTTCAATAGTGTACCCTTTTTTACCAGCCATTACTTCAGCAGCTTCAATAGCATGAGTATAAGATTTGAAATATATCTCATCCTTAGCTTCGTTAACTTTCATGCCCGAAATGTTTGAACGAATTATCATTGCCTTTCCACCATCCTTTTCAACTGATTTTAAGAACTTCTTAGCATCTACTTCGCTTGAATATGCAGCTGATGCTGGTTTTATATTTCTATTGTTAATATCTTTCTTAACTTTAAACATTACTACGAATGCCTTAGCTTCTGAAATTGTTGATTCGAATTTAAAATCTTGGTTAGCCATTGATTTCTCAGATTTGATTGCTAACAACCCTTGCTTTGATTTAGGTATCTTTAATTGTGCAATTGCCTTTTTCTTAGCATCCCATAAATCAGTACCATTTATCTTATACTGCTTTTTGTTGTAGAATGCAATAAATTTTCCTTCATTTACTGATTCGGATTTATTTATTTTATTACCAGCTTTAACTGCATCTTTGTGAGCTTTTGAGTTTTTGTGTGCAGGTTTCCCACCTCTAGCTTTCTTAGCTCTTATGTTTGCCCATAACCCATCTCCTTCGTTTACATCCTCATTCTTCATAAGTTTGTATGCCATATGTCCCATTGCTACAATACCACTCTTTACAAACTTATCTTTATTAGATTGTTGTTTAAGTGCATCATATACTTGAACCATTAGAGATGCTGATTGCATATCTACTCTTACTTTCTTCTTTGATTTAGTATCAACTACTAAAGCGTTTTGTTTATCTTTTACAATTTTTCTTAATTGAATGATAACATCATCTTCTTTAGCTTCAGTAACTACTGATTCGTTTTTGAATGGATTAAATAAACCTCTCTTACTTACTTCCTTTTCAGTAGATGGTGCAACCTTTGCATTGTTTTGGTGTTTGTTTTTAATTGGATTATATTTTTCCAATTCATCTACATCCACATTACCATCAGCATCAGTTTTCACTTCACCTGATTTATCATCACCTAATCTTACGATACCAACAGTCTTAGTTCTTTTATTATAAACTAAATCATCCTTTTTGAATTTACCTTCGTTTACTACTGATTCGTTTTTACTTAACGATTTCAATTTAGAGTCAATTGATTTAATTTCTGCATTATTAACAGATATCTTTTTTCTACGATTGGGGTTTGATTCTAAGTTACCAAATCTTTCGTTTGATTTAACCAAATTTGCTCTTCTTTTTGTTAGAGTTACTTTTGTATCACCAGCTTCAGTAACTACTGATTCACCTTTGTATTCAGCATCCTTATACATACCACTAACTTTATCATCAAGTTCCTTAGCCAACTTCTTCTTTTCATCACCAAGTTTTTTAAGAACCTTTATAAAAGCTTCCTTTTTATCTGTATCTTTGTTTTTCTTATAGAAATCCAATGCCTTAGCAATATCATCAATGTTCTTTTGTTGTAGTTTTGAGATAGCGTTAATACCTCTACCTTCATTAACTACTGATTCATCTAACTCAAATTCAGAATATTTGTTTAAATCATTTAAACTTTTTAATTCAACTCGCTTACCAGCTGAATCCATTCCGTAGATAGTAGCGGTATATTTACCCATTCCATCAGAACGTTTACCTTTTAATTTTTGTTTTAATTCAGCACCAGCTCTACGTTTGCTAACGTTAGATGATTCGTTTACCGATACTCCTTCATATATTGATTTAAGATACTGAACGAAATCTTTATCGTTTTTCATTGCTCTGAAATCACTATCCGAAAATACCTTCTTTAAGAAATCTCTAATATCTTTTGAATCTTGTCTAATTTGGTCTATTGCTGATGCAACACTTTCTTCAATTTCACCCTCTATGATTTTCACTGGGATTAACTTTGTACCATTATCATAAACCATAATGTAAGGAATCTTATCCTTACCGATTAGTTTAAAATCTTTATGTTTCTTATCCCAATCCTTACGAGTGATTGTTTGCATCTTTGGTTTTGCCATCTTAATTTAGTTTTTTTGCTATTGTGTAGAAATCAAATACAAATCCGTATCCAGCACCATCATAACTATGGTCAATTTCAACAGGTAATTTTAATTTCTTATCTAATTCTTTTAATATGATATAATCAATCAGTTCATCACCACCAGCTCTATCTGCGATAGCTAACTGAAGTGCATCCAATTCTTTAGAACTTTTTGCGATAGCGATTAACCCTTTGTTTTTTAGTTGGGGTATAAACTTAAACTCAACTTTGTGAGTTTTACCACCTGCTTTAATATTGATTTTCATACTTAATTGTTATTATATTATAAATATAGTTTTTTAGTGTTTTATATGTTGAACTCGCCAACGTACATCCTTACCTCTCAACATCTTCTTAGTTGCATCTACGTTCTTTTTGGAATCATCAGCAAAATACACATCATCGTAACCTTCGTTATCGATTTTATCTTCTATCCAATCAGCTTTATCTTTCGGGTTATTGGATGCTAATGCTACTACATATATTTTATTGGAATTTACTCCAATATCTTTTAGATACTTCTTAATAGGTTTGTATGCTGCTCTAGCAGTTAAGATATAAACACCACTACCACCACTACTCATCATTACTCTTCTTAAAATCTTAGTAATACTTTTTATTTCCTTTGGGTCTTTAACTTTGTTGAAATCTGAAAAATCAAAATCATCACCATCCTTTTCATCGTAAACTGCGTATTCACCCGGAGTTAGTTTTGATTTTTTACCATCCGAATGAGTGATGTATATGAATGAAGTTGTTTTTACAAGAGTATCATCAAAATCAAAAACTCTTAAACTCTTTTTTTCAGTAAGTAAACTTCGTGCTATCATATCTTCTTGCTCTTTTATCAACATACTAATATACGAAATTATTTTAACTTATCCAAATTTTGATTAATAAAAGCCTGATTATTTAATTCCAATAATCTTAGGTTTTCTTTTTCTAAATATTGTACTTTAACACTAAGTTCTGCTAAATCCTTTGTGAGTTGTAATATCTTTTCTCGTAAGTCATCTTTTTCGTTTGAGCTACGTTCCAATAATTCCTCCAACCTATCAATACGCTTTGCGCAATCATCTTTGATGAAATCTTCTTCTTCTTTTTTGTATTGAGCACGTTTCTCATAAAACCTCCAAGCTCCGGCTGAACCTAAGACTGTGGCTAATGTGATAAATACTGCGTATATTGATTCAGTTTGCATAGTTGTTGTTATTTTCCTTTTTCTAATTCTGCTCTAAGGTAATGTTTTGCACCTATTAGGTAATCTTTTGCTTTGATAACTTTAGCTTGCCACCAATGTGGTAAGTCAATCTCTTTTCCACTTTCTTCAAACTCAACCATCATTTCTCCCAACTCATCTGCGTATCGTTCGATGGTACTTAAATCAGCTCTTAACATACCCGGTTCATCATCCTGATGTCCGATATCAGTATCTTCCAATTTTAGTTCATCATCAACACCTAATTTAGAAACATACTTATCTTCCATATCTTGCATTTGGATAAGATTCTTTCTACGTGCGTTTATTTTTTTAGTTAAATCCTTTAGGATATTAAGAAGTTTTAATTTCTTAGTAGGGTCCTTCTCATTATTATAAGGTACCACCACTTTCTTTCTATCGGCTTCTAACTCCTTAATAACTTTTTTAACTGCTTCCATTTTCATATAAAGTTTAGGAATACCAGCTTCTACCAATTGTTCAATGGTAAATCTTTCCTCAAACTTTTCAATTAAATGTTGTTCTATTAGTTTCATAATTTCTTATTTTATACTACCTCTATAATAAATATAAAGATAATTTTATTTAATGATTCAGCAACCCCAATAGGTTGAGGTTACCTTTTATCATTATTGTTCGTCTTTTTTAAATATCTTGGTTACACCATCGATTCCAAAAGAGCCTAAAGTAATAATTACGAATGAATTGAATACAGTATCATCTATTATTAGTTCAGTACCAATAATTCCAGTTATGATATCCGCTGCTGCGAATACTGCCATTACTGCGAATGATGCGAATCCTACAATGTTTTTTTCGTTATAATCGTTTTTGTCTTTAAAAATATCTTTAAATGCCATAATATGTTTGTTTAGTTAATTTAAGTAACCAATTAACATAACCTATTTGGGTATAAATATTGATATTGAATAGAAACGATTAAAGTGTACTGATGAATTGTAACATTTCTTGTGTGTAATGTGATTTAGCTGTTTCGTAGAAATCCTCTTTTAAATCAGCTTTAGTGATTTTATCTTTAATGGTAGGTTCCCTATTAAAGTAATCTTCGGTGATGTATAACCCATCTAAGACATATTGTTTGATATTATATCCACGTTCGTTTGCTCTAGTAGATGCTACCATTGCAAAAGTATCTTCGGGTCCATATCCTCCAAATGATTCAGGTATTCCAATGAACTGCCAAAACTCTCTAGAATATAATGTGTGCATACCACATCCGAATTTAATGTAGGGTGTTGATTTCATATTCAACTCAGTTGGTTGTTGTAGATATACACTATCTAATGTTTCCTTAGTATTGAAAGCAATATTTTCCATACCACTACAAGTCAATACATTCCAACTATCATCAAACCATTTAGGTAATGCAGGTGAAACTATAAATTTGCCATTTAATGGTTCAGCTGCTTTGAGCTGATATAATAATTGGAATTCGTGGAGAACTATATCAGTATCTACAAATACGAATTGGTCAAAGTAATCAATCTTAATCGATTCTCGTTTTTGTTGAGTCGTACCCCACATAGAATCATCTAATATTATTTCATTAAGTTGATGTATTTCCTTATATTGAAATTGTTCATTAAATATCTTAATGAAATAATCTTGCTTTAATTCACTTTTATCCCAATCAGTCAATTTTGGATTTAGGTTTAAAGTTGCCTTTATGTACACCTCATAATCCTTACAATACATAAGTGCCTTACGATATTGAATCATAAAGGTTTGAAACATCTCTATTTCATTTGGCATGATGTGAATACACACTAATGTTTTCTTACTCATTAAAATACGTTTTTAAAATGTGGTTTAATCATATCAATGGTTTTCAAAGATTTGATGTATATATCAAATATATCAAATGAGAAACTTCCAAATGTATCAGTTTCCTCAATTATAAAAGGTAACCTTTTAATAAACTCAGCAAAATGTTCTTGTGTGATTTTAGTTGCATCAAACGAAATGATTATATCATTATTTTTTTCATTATCAAATGGTTTAACTCTATCAGTTATATCATATTCAGATTGTTTATTTTCCAATGCTACATAAGCACCATATTCACAATCTACATATATAGTATCACACCAAGGTTCTAATATTGATAATAGCTGTGTATTACAATTTTTAACAACAAAACCCGTATTGTATCGTTTTGGTACAATTGGTAACATATTATCATCATGCAACACATCAATATGCCATTTTCTCCACCACTCTTTGAACTTAGTTTGTCTTAGTTTTGTATATTCTTCTGAATCTTTTGGTTTGTACCAAATAGTTCCATCAGGTAATGGAATCTCTTTTTCAATTTCAATACCATCTTTAAACCTGCTTCCTCTACAAGTCATATGATACACATATGCATCTCTACTCTGAATTAACTTATATCCATTTAAATGAAATCTATTGAAGATATCAGAATCTTCCAATTCCATAGGTGCGAATAAGAAGTCATGTCCACCGATTGATGTAAAATCTTCTTTATACATTACCCAAGGTGCAAAGATACCCATTGATGTTTTATCTCTATCAATCAACTCTTTAGAATTTACAAACTCTAAGAATTCATCTTTCTGATTAGTAAACTCATCCACTTCCATGCCAAAGTTCCTAACGTACTTTTCAGGCCCAGGTGGATGTAGAGGTGGTTCGATACGAGTTGCCGATACTACACTCATTGGTGTAAGGTGTTTTAATGTATTCTGAACGTACATTGGTGTTACTACCATATCTGAATGTAATATTGATACAATTGGAGTCTTAGCCAACTTAAACCCAACATCATACAATACAGTATGCCCAACTCTATCACCACTATCGTTTCTATATGTGATGATATTATCTTTACCATCTGCGTAACTTTCAATCCACTCCCAACTATTATCATCAGAAGCATCATCCAATATTACGATATCATGTTCACTACCATAGTGTTCTTCAATAGAACCTACGGCTTGTTGTAGATATGGTAGATTACTTCTACAAGGTATTACGAATGTTATTCTTTGATAATTTGTCATTATTGTGGTTTATAAGCTTTTACATAAATCCATTGTGGGTGCCCACTATCTGAAAATGATTCTCTAACTTCAGTTGTTATGTTTGTATATCCAATATTTGTTAAATCCTCAATTACATCAGATTCATTATGTACCCTAACATCGTGAGCGGAGTTGGTTGCTTGTGCATCATAGAAGTTTGTATAGTATGCACTTCTTGGTCCTATTGGTGATTCCAACCCTTCACCAAATCCCATTTGAAATGAAAATAATCCACCTGGTTTAAGAGTACGAAGTAAATCAGTAATCAATGATTTTCTAATATCATATACTGGTATATGTTGTAGTGCTATTGTTGACATTATGAAATCATATTCATTATCATTTATCTCAGATACATCAGTTCCATTATTACAATACCAATTACTTAATTTAGAGTTGTGCCAACTTTTACAAAATTCAATATTACCTTCCGATATATCCACACCATCAACTCTATTCCAATTACAGGTAGATAACATATTTGATACATTCCTACCTTTACCACTTGCGAAATCTAATGCGTTCTTACCAGACCATTTATCCGAATCTTTCAAATCACTCAATAGGATATCCCAATAATTTGGATTATCATTATGCTCCGGATGATTACTTGTTCCAGAAGAATATTGATTCTTCTGCATATTTGTATAACTGTTACTTTTATTTACCATAATTTTCTAAATAATGTTTTAAATCTTCAGGGGTTCCCAATCCCCACATTTTAGGTGTATCAAATGTTCTCACCTTTAATCCGCCTTTGATAGCGTTATTATAAACAGGACATACATAGAATTCACCATTTACTCTGATTTCTTGCTCAATCATCTCTTCTGAGTATTTCACAAAATCAGAACCTTGCTTCCAATAGTAGAAACCAATGGTTGCTAAATCTGAGATTGGATTCTTTTCTTGTACTTCAGTTACGAACCCATCTTCATCTAACTTAGCAAAACTCCACTTAGGGTGGGTTGAACGAAACACTGGAATACCACCATCGCAATCATTCTCATTCATTTTGTAGAAAAACTCATTTGAATCCCATTCTACAAATTGGTCAGAATTAGCGAAGAACAATGGATTACCATTATCAATAAATTCTTTAGCCAATAAAGCAGTACAAGCAGCCCCCTCAGTTACACCATCAACTTCTACAATAGTACAATTTGGTGTTATTAGATTTAGTAAGGTATCTAAGTTGAATTTTTCTCTATGTGATTTCTGAACTACATATATGTAATTTGCATCTATGTTCAAATTCTCAACTACCAATTGAATCATAGGTTTACCCTCCACATCTATTAGTGGTTTTGGGAATGTATATCCAGCAGTAGCGAACCTACTTCCAGCCCCCGCCATTGGTATTAATACATTCAGCTTTTCATCTACCCACTTGGGTTTATCATTTGTTTTTCCCATTTTAATTTCTTTTAACTTTTTGTATATATTATCATATGTTACTTCATCTGGGTTCTTTACTCTAAGAATGTGTGAGTTAGAACGAGATGCTGCAAGTAATCCGTATGGTGAATCTTCTACAATTAAAGTTTCACCGGGTAAACAACTCATCATTGATATTGCTTTCCAATACATTTCTGGATGTGGTTTAGAGTTTTTAACATCTTCATTAGATATAACTAAATCCATATATTCCATTATACCCAATTTAGATAGAACTGTCAGTACAGTCTTTCTAATTGAGTTAGAACAAACTGCAATCTTATACCCATCATCAACCAATGAACTCATTAACGATTGCAATTCTATATTGGGTTTTAACTCTTTCAACATTTTCAATGTGTACTTTTGTTTCTTTTCCCAAATATCAGAATGTTGTTCAGTTGGTAAACCTTTGTTCTCACTCAACATCTCTAACTTTTGATTTGTTTTTAAACCATCATAAGTTGATAGGTGCTCAGCCCAACTGATTTCATATTCTTTTCCTAATGCATCGTTCAATGCATCAAAGTGGATGTTTTTAGCCTCAACCAATACACCATCTAAATCGTAAATTACTAATTTTGTTTTCATACTATTCCTCTTTCAAATGGGTTGATATTATACTTCCCAAATAATTTATCCAATTCATCCCTATACTCACCCATATTCCACTTACCTTTATTAATAGCTGTTGCTATGTAAGGGAATACACTACTATCACAATGAAATTCACCTCTTAGTGTTTCGTTACCCAACTTTACCATATAATCAGTTTCGCTAGGTTGAACTGCCGCTTCAAATTCCCATATGTTTACAGCTCCTACTGATTTACACAAAGATACGAAATATTTTCGGTTTATCAAAGTGGGTTGAATAGAAAAAACAGCTTTTACTAATGTATTATCAATTTCAGATGGTAATTCATATGAAGTTGTGTAAATGAGTTTTATTGATGTAACCATATCATTATTTACCAAATCATAATATTTTTGAATATAATCAAATTTAACATCATCAAATAATATCATATCCTCATGCAAAAATAGAAATGTTTCTACATCTAATTTAGATAGTACCTCTAGCCATCGTATTGAGTATTTACTATTATCATCATATGTTATTTGAGTATAATTTGATAAGTAATCATGCTCTTCATTAATTGCAACATATATTTTATTATTAGGTAAATATTTTTTGAGTTGTTCAAAAAACATCTCCCAAGTATCAACCATATCGGTGTGTGTATAAACTACTATTGGTACGTTTATTCCCATATTGTATTTAAATTTATTCGTTTATCCCAAAGTTCGTTTTCCATCATCCACCATTTGTAAAAGGCAATTGAATTAGATAAATCGTTTGGATTTTTTTCTATATTATATGCAAATTTATGAAAATCACCACCAAGCTTCATATTATCTTCCAATGATTTATATAAAGTTGTAAAGTGTTTCATCACATCAGATGAACCATAAAACCACATATCAGCAGGTCCCATATGAAAGTATTGCCAATCTGCCATATAAATTTTATCATCTTCAATATTACTTTTAAAATTAATACATTGAACTGGATATGGGTTAGTGAAACCTGGTCCAGATGTATTTCTATTAATCCTACCTAAATCAAATCTTGCTTTAATTATAACATCATATTTAGTATCCGTTTGGAATGCTAATTTCATAGATTCAGTTACACTATAAAGATGTGATAAAACTGATTGTGGTGCTCTGGGAGGTGATGTTAATGTATTTAATCCATTGGTACTAATAATACTACTAAAATCTTTCTGCCCCTCAAATATAGATAATTTGGGATTGTACAATTTATTTATAGTGTTCATATTTTCAGTTTCCCAACTATGTACAAATACATCAGTATCAATGACATCTATGATATTCTTTTTGATGTGATTATACCCATCCATTCCAGTAGAACTGATATCCACCGAAGAATCAAATAACCCATGTAAACATAAAGCTGCTTTCATTATTGTATTGTTTTAGTATCTTTGAATATAGTGAATTCGGTTAAATCTCTATAACCATTATCTTCACCTAAATCACTCATACTTTCTGGGTAGTTTTGAAACATAGATAATCCATGTGCAGCTTGTTGTGGAGTCATATACATATTCCAACCATGAAATGTAATATCATCATCCTTATAGTACTTTTCACTTCTTCCTTCATATCTTGCTTTCTTAAACCAATCTGCTGCTTCAGCATCATCGGTTAGAATCATACCACCTTTCCAAATAGGAAGTAGTTTTTTAATATGAAATGATAAAGTCATAAATTGACCAGGTACATACATATCAGATGTCAATCTCTTAGCCGCATCCCAAATAGGATATGGTTTTAATTGATACATACCTTTCCAATGATTTGCTTCTGCTCTCTTATCAAAGATAACCTCACCACCAGCGTGTGTGATTGATTGTGGTACTGATAAGTAAGTTTGTGATGGAATTGTAACTTCCGTTACTTCCAAATACTTACAAGCTAAAAATAATGCGTTTGTACAACTATCTACTGAGATAGCATAAGGTGCTCCAGTATAATGAGCTATCTCCTCTTCAAACATTCTTACTATTTTGTATGGGTTGTGTAACATATTTAATCTTTTGTTAATATATAAAATTTCTTTGTAAATCCACAAGCTTCAAATAATTTGATACTAGCTTCATTATCCATTTTTACTTTTGCAAATGCGGTTGGTTCTTCATTCATAATTTCATTAATCATAAACTTACCAATTCCTTTACCTTGATAATCAGGATGAGTACATACTCTGATATCATCTTCAATAACTCCAACGTAACCAGCGGGTTCACCATTGAGTAAACCAATTCGATAGTAGTGTGAATTACCTTTCATATAATTGGTTTGCATTTCCTCAGTAATGTGTACTGATTTTATGAACCCACTTATAACTCTTTCATCGTTTCTGAGAGTTCTTACAAACTCCCAATATTCCTTTGTACATTTTACTAATTCCATTTGCATATCTTTTGAATATCCTGTCCACCTTTGTAACTCCAAAATGCTTGTAGATATCCCCTATGTGTTGGCATATCCATCATTGGCGTTAAGCAAGTCCCAATATCAATATAAGTATTATTGGGATAATCTCTGAACAACTCCACAATTGCCAAGTTGGTGAAAGTAGAAGCTGAGAAAAGGAATACGTGATTTGTGATATTGTTATCTCCAATCCATTGTTTAATTTCTTCAATTTTTCCATAATCGTTTATCATTGCGTTATAACCTACTCTAAAATCTTTTTTGATGAATGGTAACCTTTCTAAGTTAGCATCCTCATGTCCAATAAATACACAATCTCTACTATAAAATATAGGTAGTATATGTGTGATGAATATTGGATAGTTTCCATTAACCCATAGGTTTGCCCAAGTTAATGAATCATCATCTCCACCAGCTAAATCAACTTGCCAATCAAATGCATCTTTACCTACACAACAACTACAACTGATTCCTTTGAAATAATTGTGTTGTTTGTATTGTAATGATTCAACTAACTTTTGTTGATAGAACCCATGTTCATTTGGGTCAAAGTGTTTGAAATCAGGTTGTTGATATACACCACCCTGCTTTTCATCTCCTATTTGTATTACACCATTACCTAAAACCAATTCTTTGTTTTGTAAGATGTACATTTCCCCATCAGAATATCTAGAGAATGCAAAGTGTTCTTGCTCCTCTAACTTAGTTCTGAATTTTACAAAGTGTTCTCTAAAGTTCTTCATTTCTTAATATATCTAATACTTTTTCAGATGTGTAACCATCTCCATATGGACATGATGTTCTAATATACGGATTTTTTATGAGTTTACCAAATAAATCACTTAAATCTTTTGGTGTTTCACACATATGCAAATGACCTGTATCTATACCTTCAGGTCTTTCCGTTGTTTTTCTACAAACTATTACCTTCTTATTAAAAAATGTCCCCTCTTCTTGTAATCCACCACTATCAGATATTACTAATACTGATTTACGTAATGTGTTGATTAGATACTCATGCTCCATTGGTTCAACAACTGTCACATTGCGTAGCAACGGTCTATGTTCTCTTATTTTTGGATTTGGATGTATTGGTAACACAAATTTAAATTGTGGATTGGATACTGCCAACTTTTCAATTTCAGTAAACCATTCACTCATCCAATGTAGATTTTCTCTACGATGTAATGTTACTAATATAAGATTTTCAGTTGTACAATCACCTAAATCAGTTAAGTTATCCAATACTGAATTACCTACTACAAATGTTTCACCATGTACTTTTTCACCTTTTAGATTATCAGATGATAATTCAGTTGGTGCAAAGTTCACATCAGCTATTCTAGCTATCATCTGTCTATATCCTTCTTCTGGATATGGATGTTGTAAGTTTCCACTTCGTAAACCAGCTTCCAAATAATAGATTCGTAACTTACGATTAAATGCAGCTAATGAACATCCGAATGCTGAACCAGTATCACCTTGAACTAACACTCCTCTAAAATCCCCATTTGGAAATTGTAACATACAATCTGATATGATTGAATCTAACCTATTGGCGTTTTCCGATATGGTAATTTTATAATCAACCTCTACATCTTTCAACAAATCAATATGCTGTCCAGTAAATAAAAGTTTATACTCACTCCTATCCATAAGTTTTATTAATGGTTTAATTTTCAACCATTCGGGTCTTGTCCCAAAACATAATAATATTGGATTATTTTTCATTTACTAACCTCCATCCTTTCTTTCTTTGTTCGTGAAAATATTGATTCATTAATTGTTTAAATGGTGTTCCTTCTACACTAGCTTGATTTGATTCCCATAATGAGTTCTCATCTCCACCATACTCAGCACCTTTAATACTTCCCCATAATGATTTATCTGATTTTGGATGTGGTGGTACGAATGTTGGAATACCTGCGTATTTTTGTAACATGTAAGAAAAGTGCATATCCTCACCACAAGTGTTATACTTAGGGTCTGGCAATTCTCTTACCATATGAGATAACCATTCCTTCTTAAAGAACCAACTATGTCCAACTAAATCAACTTGAACTGTCCTATCGTTGTTACCAGTATCAGGCCATCCGAATCTAAGGTAATGTTCATAGTAAGATGAATTTTGTGGTGGTAATGGATTTGGATAAAGTAAACCAACTGAACCTAACAAACCTTCATTAGTTTTCATTGTTTCCATACAATTCTCCAACCATCGTTCACCCGGTATTGTATCATCATCAAATACACAAACATATGGGTTTCTAGCATTCATTGCAAAATAGAATCTTGCCCATACTCCAAAGTTATAGTTACAATATGCAACTGGTATCTCTGAACCTATATCGTAATTTAATAAATCATTATCACCCGGATTATTGTACCACAATAGAATCTCATCAGGTTTAACTGTTTGATTCTTCAATGCTTCCAATTGTTCGTTGAGGTTATCTCCTCTTTTATAACCATTTAAAATAACTGTTATCATAACTTCTTTTTTGTTTCGTTTAACCAAACTTTGTTGGTATAATACTTTTTATAATTCTCTTTAGCTGTGTTACTACATAATTGATAGAACTCAGTATCCTCTTTAAGTTGAATTGCTAACTCCCTAGCCCTCTTTACATTACCAACATCAACTGATGTAAATGAATGTATTAGGCGTTGTGTATCAACCTTCTCATTACCAATTACAGGTATTCCAAAGTATCCACAATTAAGAGAGAATGTACCAGCAGCAACAGTTGGCATCAAATGTACACCATACTTAAACTTAGATACTTCTTTCATCCAATCTATCCAACTCATACGTGGGAAATGATTAATATTATCCAATGCCCCTTCATTGATTCGTTTAGCATGCGAATCTTGTCCCCATATCGGTACATCAAATTCAGATGCTACCATATATGATTCAAATCCACCATACCATCTTGCAAAGTTACCACCAATCAAAACCTTATCTTCGGTTATTGGTGTAATATCTTTTATCAATTCCTCTATCATTAAAGAACGAATAAACTCAACCTTCTTAGATGGGAATAAACCTTTGTAGTAATTAACATCACTATCATTGTGGGCAAAGATACCATCGGTACTACCCAAAAAGTTGTAGAACCTAATTTGGTCTACAACTTCATAATCATTCCACCACCAATGTGGTCCTTCTTGTATGTAATATACCTTTTTGTTAGTTTCCTTTAAAGTATCAACTAATGGTTCATTTAGATAATGTGAAGCTGGGTTAATCCCATCTATAATCTTTGAACCTTCAGCAGATAAGAATAACTTACCTTTTGGGAATATAATAAATACAACATCATAGTTACTAACTGATTGGTATTTAGCTAATGGATAATGAACTGCTTTTAATTCGTTCATCCATGCAAACTCTGTGCGTGCGTTAGGATGGTTATTTGGTACCAACCCATTAAATCCCATTTCGGTTAGAAATGCTACTTTCATATCGTATCGTATAATGCGTTTTGTTTTTCCTGTCTTTCAATCTCCTTTGGATGATAGATTGCGAATGGCTCTTCCAATGGTAGAATAGTTAACGTATTGTAACCTTTAATTCTCTCATGTACTTTACCTTCCCATTCTATTGTAGATGTTCTTCTATATATTCTAGTTTGTAAATCAGGCCAATTTACCCAACCTTCGTTATTTACATTCCATCCCCACTTTTTAATATGTTCATCGGTTAAACCTTCAACTGTATTAACTCTAGGTACAAAGAATAAATCAATATCTAAATTAGCTTCTATTAAATCATGCATATTTGCCACCAAATACTCATGTGGGATTTCATCTGCATCTATTTGAAAAATGAAGATACCTTTAGCATGATTCTTTATATTATTTTTAAATGATGCAAAATCTTTATTAAGTGGGAAATCAATCACATTTACATTTGAATGTAGTTGTTGAATAATTCTCAAATAATCAATAACTTCTTTTGTTGCACCATCAGTATCATATTGTATGAGAATCTCATCATCAGATTGTACTCTGGGATGTAGGAAGTTAACTAATTTTGTAATCTCAGTTAGTTCATTACAAACTGTGATTGCATATGTGATGTTAATCATAGTATTGTTTTAATGTTGGTTTCTTTAATGTAAATTCAGTAGCATGTTGGATACCAGATATCTTATAAGTTCGATATGCTGCTCCTTTAGCAACAAAGTTAGGTTTGTTTTTTATATATGAATCATATACCTTATTACCACCCTTATCCATTGGAGTTGCCAATTCGTATAGACCTATCTTAACTTGCTCACTATTCAATATATCAGAATCATCGTTTCCACCTTTTTTTGCCAAATCCTTAAACCAATTTAAAAACTTTGTTGGTTCTATATTTGATAGTTTTAATGCTGATACTTTACCTTCATATATACCTGTAACGAATATCAATGTTTCATCAGCGCCTTTTAATGTAGTTCTCCCAGTATCAACATATTTGTATGTTGAAATCTTATAAATTCCATAAGGTTTAATCTTTCCTTTAGAAACTCTAGTTCCAGAATCCATCAAACCTCTATATTTTGGTGCGTAATTCATTATACTTTATTTAATTTTGGTAATTGCATTTTGTTTTTGTTTAACTTAGGTAAGTTGAATGGTTTTTGTTGTGGAATTGCTTTCACATATTTACTCATCATCCCATCAAATACTTCATCCATTTTACTTAAACTAAAGTTTGTTTCTATGTTTGTTTTTAACCCAGCTGATTGCTTTAGGTATGTATCATACTCATTGAACACTTTATACATCTTATTAGCTGCATCTGTGTAATTTACACTAAACCATTTAGCCTCTTTAAGTAAGAACTTATCAGCTGCAGATTCATGTACATTTGTTAATTCACCTTCTAAGAAAACAGTGTGTTCTTTTGGTAAGAAATCAACGTGTCCACTCCAACCACTAACCATAATCGGTTTACCAGTTAATGCAAACTCTGCTAAAGGTCTACCATATCCTTCACCTTTAGTAAATGATACCATTGCATTTACTTTAGGATGATTATAAAGTTCACTCATTTCCGAATCCTCCAAATCCCCATGTAATAAATAAATCTTTGGTAAATCACCACCAAATAAATTGATGATATCATCAATCTTCTGTCTAGTGTTCTCTCTATCAATAACAGAGAATCCAGCGTGTGATGTTTTTAGAATTAAACCTGGTCTTTTATCTTTAGGTAGATATTTGAAAACAGTAGCGAATGTTTTAATTACCATTCCAACATCTTTTCTATCTTGTCCAATAGAACCTTTTAACCAATGCCCTACATATAGAAAATTAAAATCAGTTTCCAATACACCATCTAAAATATCTACCTTAGAATCCGTTGGTAAGTATCTTTCTAAATCCACTCCTTCAAATAAAACCTCAACAGGCTTTGTAATTCTATATTCACTTACAATTTGACCTGTTTGAGTATTTTTTTCTTGATATGCGGTTTGTAACATTACATTTTTTGTGAATGTAGATGGTACAATTATCAAATCCATTTTATTGGAACCATCTATAAATTCTTTTGGAATGACCGTAGTTTCTACACCAGCAGTTATACCAATGTTATAGTTACCCTTTGGTTCGAATTCATTTGCAACAGACATCTGCATAAAGATATCTGGCTTTTTCTCCAACTTAGTGATTATGTTAGCGAAAACTTTATTACCGAATTCGGAATCGGGTTTAATTTGATTTTGTGGAGTATTACCCCATCTAGTTGGTACAATTTTTACATCATACTTATTCATTTTAAATAAGCTTCTAAGGATATCCCTTGCGTGGTCACCATACCCACTTCGAGTAAATACCGGCGCCTGATATACTAATAATGGTTTATTCATAACTTTTTATTTTATTGTTGTGTTGCGTAAATTGATATTATTTTGTAGTTATCATCAAATACAAGTTCATCTACTATGTTGAGAGTTTCCCCGCCAATTTCAAGAGTTATAACATTTGAATATCCTATTGGATTTGATGCTCCCTCTGCATAGAATTCAGTTGTACTTACCACTGTAAGTGTGAACTCATTTTCAAAGAATGCTTCATTAACTTCCAATACATCATTAGGGTTAGTCCATTCACCATTCCAATCGGTTAACTTTATATCATTTGAGTATAATCTAGCTAAGTAATTTAAATCCTTATTTTGGAATCTATCAAAGTATTTGTTGTTTACTGCTAATGTGTGTGTTGTATCTAAAGCCATATTAATTTATTTTAAATAATTCGAATCGTTTACGTGGTTTCCAATTTTCAAAAGTACCTTCGATACCCTCTACTAATGTACCACACATATTCTCCACACTTAATCCAGATTCACCAATAAATGAATCCCTTCCAACTTGTCCGTTTGCTGTAAGTTCTTCTTTAGGAGTGTTGTACATCTCTTCCATAGCAGTTGCTACATCATATACATCTACTTTATCATCCCAAATGTAAGGAGTTGGTACTGAACCAGCCATAGTTTGTGCTCTACTCCATACAGGTCTAGCCCACACACCACTATCTAATTTATCTTCCCAGTCTCTCCACTTATGTAAAGAACCTAATTCTTTATAATCTTCTGAAGTAACCAACTCACCAGTTTCTTTGTATCTAAAACCACATTGGTCTTGCAATCCACCAGTTACGTTAACAATGATTGGAGTTCCAGCCATTACCGATTCTGCGGTTGTTAAACCGAATCCTTCATTACCTGCAATATTAATTGTTACATCTCCGATATTATATAGAAGATTTAACTCCTCCGTTGTTCTTCGTTTATCTGAGAATATTACGTTACAATCGGGTGCTAATGTTTTATGTACTGAATGTAAATCAGTTCCATTATTATCAACAGGTTGAGTGTGCATTAGTAAAGCCACTTTCTTAGCTTTATCTTCACCGATTCTATCACAAAAATCTTTAAATGCCATTATCACATCAGATGGTTGTTTTCTACGGATGTTACGATTTGACCAAAAGAATACAAAGTCGTATTCGTTTCCACCTAATACCTCTGAACGGAATTCAGTTGGTACTTCAGTTGGGAAGTATTCGGTTGATTTGATACCATGTGGTACATATGATACTTGCCAATCTTTGTGGGGTCTCCACGTTGGTTTATCAGTACGAGAAGTTAATCTACTTACGATACCATAAGTTTGACGAGAAATACAACCAATCCAATCACAACTTTCATAGTAATTTCTATTGTATAACGGGTCTGGTAAATCATCCCAAATTGCGTAGAATAAGATTGGGATATTTTGTCTTACCTCATGCTCCATATCATATAACCAAGTCCAATAACGTGGGTCGGTAAAGTGTAAGATAGCATCAGGTTGTTCCGAATTGATTAGTTGTCTAATTAAACCTTGGTCACCATACCCACTCCAAGGAAGTATTTTAACACTAGCATCAACTACACCAGTTCTTTTTTGTATATCCAATGATACATCCAATATCTTTCCCTTTTCAGGGTGTTCAATTGCTGCACCTACTTGGAACCAATCATATTTATCAACAGTACCCATTACCATTGCCTTAGACATGGTAGCGATACCACTTGCCATCCTTAAATCATCGGATAGTAATAGAATCTTCTTCTTTTTACTCATAACTTATTAATATAACCTGTTTAATTTAAAATTGTGACCCGCTGATTTGTAGTTTTAAGTACTCATTCATTTCATTTCTGAAATCTTCATCGGTCACATACCGTTCCACTGTTCTATTTACTAATTTCTGAAGTGTTACATCCGATTCAAACGATACTTGTTTAAACGTTGAATATACTCCTTTAATTATTTTTACAGTAGTTAATTTTGTTTCTACACTCATAATATATGTATTTGTTTCATATATATAAGTATATAGATATTTTATTTTACGATGATTTTTTATCACATAATCCCCTCTTACCAAATTCACAAAATTTACAATTCTTTTGTCTATCACCTGGTTGCTTTGGGTAATTGATATTTCGGTACTTACCCTCATCATCAAATACATCATTTACAAAATTGTTAAACTCTGTATATATTTTGTTTACAGTTGGTTTACCATTTGCTGGGATATGCTTTGACATATATGGGATTGGGAATGGAGCATCTTCATAGAGTTTTCTTCTCATAATCTGATATTCTACTTTTATCTTATCCAATGAGATATCGAATAGTTCAGAATAATATTTCTTATACAAAACTATCTGAGCGTTTTTAAACTTATCAGCTTTAGCGTATTTGTTCCAACCCATTGTAGATGTTTTCAAATCTATAATAATGATTGAATTATCTGATAAATCCCTCATCACCACATCAATGAAACCTATGAATTCCACACCTGGTTTTATTTTAGCTTTAAGTGGTATCTCTATACCTACTAACTCAAATCCAGTCTTTGTGTAAAACTTATCTATCTTTGCTTTGAACCATTCTAAGATTCTCCTACCATCACCATAGAACTCTTCTAATTCCAATTGAGAACATATAGTTCCCTCTGATAACTTTTCGGTTTCTTTTGTATATTCCTTTCGCATCCATTCTGCTAACAATTTATCGGTGTTAACCTCCATTGCTGCTTTCTTAGATGTACCATACATAACTTTTAGGAACTCTTGAATCGTTTCATGGATTGCCGTTCCGAAAAT